ACCCTTACAGAATAAGGGGAATGGAGGCATCTATAGATTTACCAATATGTTTGTATATATAATTTGTATCTTTTTAATTTTTTAATCTAATTCTATATCTTTTACGAATAGATAAGGATAATCTTCAGATCTACCTTCTTTTGCAGCTAATTCATTATCCTTAGCAGATTTAATGTATTCTGCTTCTCTATTCTGTCTAATATTAGAAAGAAGATTAGTGATATAATTAAACGTAGTAACCATCTTCTGTAATTGAATCTGGTTTTCTATATAGCTTTTAGTATCATATACATCAAGCAGGTAATCTCTACTCATATCTTTCAACTCTAATAGTTTACGAATAATAAACCCTAATAGAGAATCATCATATGAAGCATGAGAGATATTATTAATTTTATCAATGGCATTAAAGATTGTATCATTAAAGTTCTTAAATTGGTTTTTAAGCTCTTTATGCTTCACTGCCATTTGTTCAGGTTTTAGATCAGAGAAAACTTCTTGTTCATCAGAAGAGAAATCTTCGGCTTGTTGTTCTTCAGGACCTTCTAGCCCTTCATCACCATCCATAGATCCGTCCTCTTCAGAACCCTCTTCTCCTTCTCCGCCTTCTTCTCCATCTTCTGGAGCAGGCTCTTCTTCACCTTCACCACCATCCATATTCATATCAGGTTGTTCTGGAGCATCACCGCCATCATCTGGCATATCTTCAGCTTCTCCTGCATTAGGATCTTCTGGCTCAGCTTCTTGAGCATCTGGTCCATCAACAAAGTTAGGAGGTTGTTGACCTTCTTCCTCTTCTGGATTTGGTTGAGGAGGATTAGGAGCTTCTTGTAGAATTAGACGTTGAAATAAGTTCATCTAGTATACCTCCATTAATAATCGAAATCATCGAAATCATCATCATCGACATCATCGGTTTTCTTAGATGACTTAGAAGAATCAGAGCTATCATTGTTGTTGTGGATAGTGTTCTTATTCTCATCTTTCTTATAGAAAGAATTGATTAAGTTTTTATCACTTTTAAACTTAGCTTGAGGAGTTTCTTTACCAAGAGGATTTACTAAGGAGCTAGAACCATTATAGTCTGGAGAATGCTCTCTACTATCTTGGTCTCTATTTATTTCTTCCATAGTCTTATCTCGCTGTTTTTCATACTCTTCCTCAAGAGTTTCTATGCTCTTATCAACCTCATCTAAATAAGCTTCTAATTTTCGTTTCTTTTCAGGATCGGTTTCTTCTTTAAGTTTTCTTGTTACAGAATACTTATGCTCTTTCCATTCCTTAATAGATTCTTTTAGGTATTCCTTATTTAGATGCTTCGACATGATATAAGCAGTGATAAAAGCAAATAACCCACCAACAACATTAATTGCCAATGCTCCAGCTACAATAACCGTATAGAAGATAAGAGACAAAGAATTCCTAGTACCTTTGTTCAGATCTTGCAATCTAGAAGTTACAAGAATAGATCTAATAGCTTCTTTGGTCATAGCATTAGTTTTCACTGGAGCCATCTTAACTTTGGTAACGATATCATGAATCTTATCTAGACTATCTTCTTCACAAAGTTTTTCTAATGCTTCATTAACCATAGACATTTGTTCCATAGCTTCAGTAAGACCATAAGCTGAAGTCTTACTATAACTATCTTGAACAAGTTTGTCCAAATCTATATTATCCTCATTAATCATCTCTGAGTGAATATTCTTTAGTTTAGTAATATACTTGGTATCTTCAGAGAGGTTAATAAAGTTATCTTTAGAAACAGCTTCGGAGATTTTATCTAAGAACTTATTAATATCATTCGTACCACCATTCATAAGGAAGTAGTCAGTAATGTTTTCAATGATAGTAGATCTTTCGATAGTATCTCCAGCATATTTATTAATGGAATACAAACAAGTCTCTAATGCAATACAATACTTTGTTTTGAAATCCATTGTATATGTATCAATTAAAGAGCATACTTTGTATATAGTATCAGGAACAGCATCTTCAAATAAGATATTATTCTTTACTATCTTATCAATATTGAACCGTTTAGCAATAGTGTCACAATTTCTTAAAACTCTATCACATTCGGTTTGTTCATGAATCTTTTCTAATATAGAATTCAAACAGTCTATAGCTGTCGTTTCATCAAGCCCTCTTTTTGTTTTAAGAATAGGATTCTTAAAAATTGCAGGGGATTTGACGTATGGGATTATATCTCTATTAATGATAGAAGTAACTTCTTCTAACTGTGTTTGAGTTCCTTCTTTAGAAACAAACTCAAATAACTCTAAAACCTTGTTAAAGTTATTAGTAGTATTATCAGAGTAAGACTTCCAATTATAGATAGCTTCCCTGATATTTTCAAAATTATAATTAGTTTTATAAGTCTCATATAGTGGATAGCAAGATCCTGCTAAGAATTGAGACTCCAAATTAATTTTTCTATTATATACTTCAATAATAGGTATAAACTTTCCCATACTATTTAATCCTCCCGTTCGATTGCATAGGCTATGATTACATCAATGTTTATGATGAAAAATCATAGTCATTTCAAATACTTAGGTTTTATCTTAAATTCTACCTTATTCAAAGTAGATGCATCATCTGGTAAGATTTTTGTAAGGTCATATAAAGCTTGTTTACCTTCTTTAGAAGTAGTCATCTCATTTACACCACCCATAGAGATATAGTGGCGTTTTGCTGTAATGAGACTATATAGTTCTTCATTAGCTTCAATAGAGAATGGTGTTTTAGATGATACAGTATCACCATCATAGTCACCACCAATAGAATCCAAACGAACGTTGTTTGGTAAAGCTACGTCGATAAATTTATTTGTAGAGTTTGAATTCAAATCTTCAATTCTGATCTTAGGATATTCTTTATATAATTTACCATTTATAATCATCGGTTCAGTTTGAATAGTAGAAATAACTTTAATCTTAGCAGGGAATTGGTTCCAATAACTATCGATAGGGAAACGAGTAATCAGAGTCATCTTATCTTTAGTAATATCTAGCGCAGCCATATAGATTAAATCACACCAAGTTAAAGGGCGTTCATTAATAGGAAGAGAATCGACTTTGTTATCACTAATAAGATTTTCAGCCGCTTTTACATCATCTACCATATAACCCTTATATCTCAAATAAGGTTTCATACCTTTAGGTATTTTCATACCAGTAGTATCAATAGGCGCTTCAATAGGAATAAAGCGGTTACTCATGCCATGCATGAAGCGTTCTAATTCTTTTTTGATTCGTTCATCAGAATAAACCATTTGCCAATCTTGAATACGGTTTCTGCTAAACTCTTTTGTTTTCATATTAGTAACCAGCATATCCATTTGGTCACTGATATTGTTTTCAAACCAACGTCTAAGCCAATAAAGCATATATGGGAAGAAGTTAGCACAGATAGCGGCTAATGGCAAACCAATGCTATCTATATCTATATCAATATCAGATAAAGATTCTTTTCTTAAGTTTTGGGTACAGATAACTAGACGAGCACCCCAGTCAAAAGACTTCTTCATACCAGCACGTCTAATAAGACCCATCTTTCTAGAAAGACCAGAAGCTTGAGCATCTTTTCCTTCGAATCTGCCAAATACAAGCCAGTCATAAATAGCAGAAAGGGTTTCTTGAATACGCCATCTAGTTTGACCATTAAGAGTTAAACCATATTCATTGCTATTCTTTAAAGCTTGTACGTCTCTAATGATTTTCCCATATAATTGGTTAATCTCACCTACACTTGTTCTTGAACCTTTGTCGGTGTTAATATCACGATACCCTACTGGGATTACAACACAGTCTTTTATGAATAATTTATCTCTAAATTTTTCTAAAAAGCCAATCTTAACACCACGTTTAGAAGACTCGGTTCTTTTGAAGTCTATTACTTTGATTACCTTTTGCAAGAACTTAATACCAGTCTCACCATTAGGATCTGGTTTTAGTTTTCCTGTCTCTGTATCTAATACAAAATTATCTGCTTCTTGAGCACATAGTTTTACATTAGAATCTAAACGAGACCAAATCTTATATGCTAATGGGTGTAAGAATGTTTCACCAGCAAGATTCACATAAGCAAAGATTGTACTTCTATCTTCTTTAGTAATACCAAATATCTCATTAGAGAATAACCCATCTGCAGTAGGTAGGTTATCTCTAGCAAAAGACATTGGGCTTGAAATCTCTTTTAAGTCATTAACTTTAATAAAGTTAGCAACGTTAAGTGGAGATAGTTTGAGATGCTTAGTTTGTTTCTTATCACCAGAAGCTTCGTCTAGTGCATAGAATTCTACTACATCATTATCCATTTAAAGCATCCTCCGTAAATATAATAAATTCAAATTTAATTAATAGTTCCCATCTAGCATATAACGCTAGATGGGATCATATTGTATTAAGTTAGAAATCTATTAATTCAAATTTTAAGATATTCTTATCAGAATTCAAAGATATCTTATATAGCGGTTGGAATGCTCCAGGGATGATCTGGTTATCCAAACGCTCCTCTATAGTATGAGCCAATTCATCAGATAATAAAGTTACCGTGAAGATATGATCAGATTCCGAGATATTGATATCAAGAATATCTGAGTTTTTACAATTACCCAATAAAATATCGTATAATGCTACTTCCCGAGAGAATAGCTTATCGTCTACAACTTTAGAGGAAATTAACTGACTGAATTCTATTAAATTCATCGAATTATAAAATCCTCCTTTATGCTTATCAATCACCCTTAAGGATAGAATCCATCTCTTCAGCTTGGTTAGCTTTCTGTACCGTCTTATTCTGTATTTCTTTCATATACCTGAAATGAAGATACACTAGAAAACCAACGTCATAGTTGAATGCTTCAGAGAATGATACCCTTCCTTTATAATAATTGCATAGGGTCATCACTATTGAATAGAAAGCGCCCCGATCGGTAAAAAGGCCCGAGTGAAAAGCAATTGAAGAGCACCCTGAGGAGTAGCTTCGATAGTAGTATTACATTTACCACATGTTGTGGAAGGAATTTGATAGGAGATTTTATCATCAGTAAATGTGCGAGTGATTTTATATACTTCACCCATTAAAGTAGCATGTTCATCGGAAGATAAGTTCTTCATAATTTCATAAATTGCTTTAACTTTACGCATTACTGTTTTGGATAAACTATCTTCTACTACACCGAAGTCGATAGGGTATAACTGTTTGGAAACATTATCAATTTTGTAGATAGTATCAATATTCGCCATGATTTGAACTACGTTAGCATATTTAGATGCAAACTCATCAGTCAATGCAGCACGTTCAATCATATCGCCATAGATAGACTCTGTACAGAAACTAAATGCATAGTCTCTGGATACTTGAATAGGTTTGGTTCTGAAAAGTTTAGATTTTACAGGACGGCTATGCAAGATATCTTCAAAGCGTTTCTTAACTTCATCATTAGGATATACCACCATATCTTTAACATCCTTCTTATTGATAAAGAGGTTGTTACATTTAGTATTAGGGCATTGATAAGATAAGTAGTTAGAATCTTTGAAGTTTGCCATATACATAGCAAAGATCATGCAGTCTAAATCATATACAGAGATTTGTTTTAACCAAGTATCAATATCTGGTTTCTTACCTACAGTATGGCGATACATGATATTGAAAATAGTACGAAGACCATTGATAGAAGTCATATCAGTATTTTGAGGATTTAATTGAAGCAATTCCTCACCAGAGATAGGAGTCATTTCAATAGGTTTACCAGTATATTGTAAACCCCAAGTTACTGTATAAGAAGAACGTTCTACTTGAAGAGCAGATTTGAGTTTGATAGGTTTGTTAGAGATAGCAAAACCGTCAAGATCTCCTTCTCTTTCAAGTTTTAACTCTTGCATTACTTGAGATTTGTAATTGTAACTTAATTCTTTAATCTCTTCATCAGACAATTCTGGTTCGTCAGATTCAACATCAGCCATCAATTCTTTTTCTTCTGGATCTTCCTCTTCGGCCAATGCTGCGTTATAAGTTACATCTTCTTCATCAGCAGTATCTTCTTTAATTTCTTTTTCAGCCATAGAATTAGAAACTTTTGTATCATCAGCTTCTTTCTTAGAAGCTTCTTCTTTAATCTCCTCATCTTCAGCATAACCTTGCATTGGAAGAGCAGATTTAGGAGATACACCTAATTCTACAGAATCATCATCAAATAAAGATAAATCATCATCTTCATCTTCTTTAGATGTGAAGCTATCTACTTCTTTGGCTACATCAGAACTCATTCTAGGAATTCGTTCAATAGTTTGCTCTTTAAGACCAAAATAATTATTATCTGTTTCAACAGTTTTATCACGGGCTACGGTGAATAGAATATAACCTTTGCGTTCATATTCTGTAATACCATCGAAGCGTGGTTCAGTTTCAATAATCTCTTCAATCTTTTTAATAAATTCTGCGAGACGAGGAGTATTTTTTGCACGAGCCATTAATCTGTCATATTGTCTATTAACGTACTCTTCCTTACCTTTAGTAATAATACCTTCAGGACCAGTGAGTTCTGCTTTAGTGCGTTCGATCTCATGATCTGCTAAGTCAACTAAACCTTCGATATTTTTTCTAATAGGATCATCCATTTTTGTTTTTGGTTTCTTAGCAATTTTATCAACATTGCGGATTACTTCGCCATATTGAGTCAATCCTTCTTCATCGAATGCTGTATTCTTAGCAATTTCTGCTAAACTAGATTTAGCAGCTTTTGTTTCAGCAGGTTCCACAGTATCGGATAAGCTAGATTTAGATACTGTTGCTACAGGTGGTTCTTCAGTTATAGGTTTAACTTCTACTGCATTTTCATTTGCTGCGGCCTTTTCTGCAGGAGTTGTTTCCACTTCCAAACCAAGTTCAGATAAGGATATTTGTTTAATTTCTTCCATTTATTGCTTCCTCCTAATAGGTACTTTGGTTTTCTTAAATGCATTGCCAGTTGTATTTTCTCTTTCGATAGCACGTTTTTTAGCACCATCTAAAGTAGTATCAAGATAATCTGCCACTGCGCCTTCATCAAACTTACCTTTGTATTGTAAGGATGGTTCAGCATTAGGTGACGTATTAATACCAGGTGCTCTACCAGACTTCAATATAGAATCTAGTTTAGACTTGGTCTCTTTTTCTCTAATCATCGATTCCTCATTGAAATCTTCCTCTGCGATTAGTTTAAGAATTGATGGATTGTCTTTCATTCGAACCCATATTCTCATAGAGTTACCTATCCCCTTTACAAATAATATATTTACATTACATTGCCATCAGACCGTCGATAGTATTTTGAGCAATATTATATAATATGCTAAATCTAGTCTTTTGTATAACAATAGAGAATAGAATCTTATTCTCTAAAGAATCCTTAGGTCTGTAAAGAGAAACCTCTACCTCAACTGGTAATAATTCTGGAAGATACATAGACATTTGCTCTTCTAGTTCTTGTCTTAAAGTAATAAGCTCTTCTTCAAAAGCAAATCTATATCTACCACGAATATCTATACCTAAATCTGGATAGTCTGGGTAGGTTCCCTTTTTGAGGAGTAATAATCTAACGATTAATAATGCAGCAGAATTCAGTTTCCCTGTTTCAATTTCACTTAAATCTAATACCTTCGGTTGATTAAGGTCATTTACATCTAAAAGGTAATCCCGAATATTAGCATTTGAGTTAGTTAAGCTATTAGCCAATTTATTCACCGCCTCTTTACAAAATTGTATTACTTATAAAAAAATATACTCAAGTACTGAGATGTCGCGATTTTAAAAGTTACTGAGATAGAAACATTTAAGTGTAGAAGTATATTAGAGAAGTAAGATTTCTTATACCTAACCCCCTTAATGATAATTCAATTAAAACTTTCGTAGTCATGCCAGAATTATCATTATTCATTTCGAATCTTTCTTTTAATACAATGGATCGGTGGTAGCACTCCTCCGAAATATAGAATTGTTTTTCGTTTCGTTTTTCCAGATAATTTCTATGTTTTTCCTCCTTATAAGTATTTAAATCTCATATACTTCTACATTCCTCTATAATTTTTGCACATATATCTTTAACCTTATGAGTATAGGCTTAATTTGCCTATACTCGACATTTTTGTAATTACGAATAACTTAATTTACAGGAGGGAAATAATCTTATGATAGATGAAGCTATGGGTTTAGCTAGTATGAACCCTATGGTTGGTACTACTCCAAATAACAGTGTTATGCTCCTTCATAATATTGACGATAAAGACCTATCTGATGGATGGGATAGTTATGGACTAGCAACTACTCTAGATAGAGATGATGCTCATATTACAAAAGATAAAAATGGTAAACTAGTTGCAAGACCTAATAAAGAATTAGAAGGAAAACTTGTAGAAGTTTATATTTGTAAATACGAAAAGGTTCAAGAGAATTTTGATACACTATATGATCTATTAGATACTCCATACTCCGATAGAGTTTTAAAAGAATCTATCTATGAAATGGCTACAGGCCATGTTTCTCTTACAGAGGACTTTGTTAAAATAGATCATCTCTTAGAAAAAGTAGAATTGAAGAAGATTAGTAGTATTATATCTTCTGGAGCTGAAAGTATGGAGAGGGAACTAGGTCAAACTGATCGTTTAAAAAATGATGGTTCATATACTCCATCTAATCCAGATGAAACAGCTGCTAGTGGTGTTAGTCTATTAGCATCTGCTGATTATACTTTCGCTGAATCTTTTGGTCCAGATGATAAACAATTAGAAACCAAGAAAGCAATTATTGAAACTCTTATGTGTGATATAAAGAAGGATCTAAACAATGGGAATTATTAATGCAGAACGATACTTCCAAGATCAAGATAGGGAGTTCAAATATAAACAAATAGAAAGATGGGTAGCTACTAATGGTGGAGCTATCATCAAAGATTATTACAAATACGAAAAAGATTTAGAATCTGATTGGTATGAATTTAAATCTATGCCTCCTCATAACTGGTATGAGGCTGATGATCTTGCTATGCAATTATTTGGTATGGAGAATGAAGAACTTTACTTTAAAAACAAAGCCAGATTCTTTAAACGAAATATCACTAGAGACACATTAGATTATGAGTATGGCGGTCTTAAAGACTTGGATTCTGATGATCTTGAAAACTTAAAAGTTACTAGAATAGAAACTAATGCAGATAAGTATATAGATAAGTTTGATAATGAGTATGAGCCTAACACTAATAACCTCATCGCTGTAAAGGCTATTGATTCTAATGATAAAAAGAATATCACATTATCACCTTTTAAAGATATCTATTACCCTCATTCTTCTTTTAAAGAAGAATATGGTTTCTCTCAAGAACAGAAGAGAAAGATGACGCAAGATTATATTGATCTTGGATACCCAATGTTATTTGATGATTATCAAACTCAAGATGAGTTGGAAGATGATTGGTATAAATATAATTCTGTGGATAGAGATAAAAGGATTAATTGCGATGATTTCTCTATTCAAATCTATGGTATGACTGTTACTGATCTTTATAATGAACAACTTAAAAAGTTCTTAGCTAATGATATTGATGATGATTTTGATACAGAATACGTTGGATCTGTAAATGAAAGCAAACTAGATCCTATGAAAGATTATAATTTTGGTATTGCTGATCAAATCAAAAAGCATCCAACTCCTGTAATCTTCCCAGAACAAGATGTGTATTATAATATGAATCGTTTTAAATTTTATAGAATGATTCTATTGATGGGATTGCCTACAACTGATAAGTCTGAATTAGCTAAGAAGTTATGTCAAAAACATAAAGCAGAATTCTTAGATATGAAAGAATTCCAAGGAATCACTTCTGCAGAAGATATTCAAGCTTGTGCTAGATTATCTCCTGCTATCTACAAATATGCTACTTCTCATCCTAAATACATCAAGTTTATCAAAGACTCCGAATTGTATGGGCAAAAGTCTATTCAGTTTAAAGTAAAACTAAAAGAGTTCATTAACCAATTCTTCTATTGGTTGATCAACGTATATTCTAAAAAACGTAAACTTGTTATTGAGATGAGTAATGAAACTTTCCCAGTTATGGATGCCCATCCTAAATTGTTTACATATCCTATCGTAATCAAAGGGGATTCTTTCTTCTTACAAATCTTTAGAAAGTTAGCAAGACATGAGAAAGATAAAATCATTCAATTAATTTATGATTTCAAAGTAGTAGATGCTATTCAATTCTCTATGGCTATAATAGAAAAATCTAATGATGATGTAGAGTTACTAGATTTCTTTAGAAGAAGAATTAGAGAATATGATCCAGTAAAAGCGGAGTTACAAGAATCTAAAGTTCTTGATCCTAGTCTATATATGACTGCTGCTAATGATTATATTCGTAAATCTTTTGATCCTCAATACTGTGCTAAGAAAGCATATGATGTATTGAATAAAGAATCTAATTCTCTTTTAGAGTCTACTATGATTGATCATACAGTGAAAGCTGCAGAAGATAGAATAGACTTTTTACAAGAGCCTAATTTTAGATCAGTATTTGCTCCTATGCTAAACTATACTGAAATAGAAACATTGTTACAAAATTCTCCTAAGAGTAATAATACATTTGCCATTAAATGGTTCAATGATTACAAAGGATCTTGTAGTGGGTTAAAAACAACATTTAAAAAGAATGAATGGGTTACGGAAGTAGCAAAACTATCTTCTAAATTCTTAAATGAATATGCTCAAAATAAATGGGATATAGAAACTGGTAATGATCTTATTAGACTAGGTTGGAATCCAACTGTAGAGTTTAATGATTATTATAGAGCTGCATCTGATAAAATTGCTAATGATTTCTTAAAAGATAAAGTTATCTGTAATTATATTAGTATTGGAGATATGCCAGTATATAATCACTTAACTGAAGAGGTTGAAACCAAAGAACCAGTTGATGGCATTTACGTTATGACCATTAATGGCAAACATAAATCTGATACTCTAGATACCGTTCCTCAAGTATTGATTTCATTAGATGGATTCTTATCCAATACAAAGGTATATCCAGTATTAAATAAAGAAATAGCAAAACCAGTATCTCTAGATAAAGTAAACGAATGGTATCAACTAAGTACATGTGAAGTTGGATTATATCTATTACCTTTATCTAAAGAATTGAAAAAAGAACTAGCTTCTAAATTAGACTCTTTGGCTAATAAAGATACTTCAGAGTTGACTGTATCTAATAAGAAAGAATTAGTTATAGGAGATTTCAGATTATATATTTCTGATACTCTAAAAGTATTGATTGAAAAGTTTAATAATCAATCTTTCAAACTTGTCGATATAGATGAGTTGCTTGCTAAGAAAGTATTAGATAAATATATTGTTTATCATTTAGCAACTTTTGATGCAGATGAATACGATACACTACTTCGTAATATTGGTATTGGAAATACTAGAGCTGCAACTTTATTTGAATCTAAACCTAATCTAGAAGTTATTGGAGAGCATAAGTCTCTTATTCCTTATTTAACTCTTGTAACAGTAAATGAATTTGTTACCTCTACACCAGTTAAAGGAATGGATAATTCTAGAGGTACAGATACCTTGAATAAAGATAAAGATTTAGAAACTTTTGATTCTTATTACAATCTACTAAATCCAACTAAATAAACTATTAAGGAAGAGGGTTATCCTCTTCCTTACTGCTTTTTAAATAGTATTTTGATTATACACTATAATTATGAGAATATAAAGTTAAATATCAAATAACGTATTCTTAAAACGCATAATAAACAATCTAAAAGAAAGGAAGTATTTTTTTACTATGGAGAGAAACTTTAAATACTTAAAAGGGAGAAAGTTCTATCTATCTTCTCGTAAAAAAAGTATAAGAGATTCCTACCCTAAATTGATTAGAGTCGTATCTAATATTAAAAATGGGGAAATGGCTGTCTATATAGAAGATTATGGGAACTATGAGGGAGACGATGATTGTAGAGTAATGATTATAAAAGAATCAGAATTGTTTGATTACTTTACTCCCCTTACTCCTAAAGGTGTTGCTACTTTACAATTCTGTGAAGATACTACTACAAAAGATAAAGCAATCTTCTTAATCTTTAATAAATATATCAAAGAAGATTATGATCAAGCAGATATTAAAAATAGCGATATTCATATCTTCTGTTTAAATAAACAACTTGATGCTATATTAGCACTTCAGTTTGGATTAGAAAAAGTAGTCAGACCTGATGCATTAAGTCCATTGAGTATATTTGAATCATTCCAAACTATGCCTATCAATTCTATAATAAACACAGATAGGTTTGTTTTAAAAGGCAGCTTACCTAATATTATCTATGATCCCGATGAAATCGTGAACGTATTATATAATGATTCAGTATATTTATACTATGAAGATAATTATGAATCTATTAAAGACTTATTAGAAATTCATACTATCAAAGCCACTATGAGTACAGAAGTACCTATTAATGCAGAAGCAACTGAATTTAAGACCATACAAATACCATTTTCAAGCATATACAATAGTTTAAATAGTACGTTTATCGATGGTAATATAGCTACAGTTTTAAACTGTTTCCCAATGGTAGAAGTAGAAAGCTATGAAGAATTTATAGAGCTTTATGGTAATCTATTAATAGGAGATTATAAAGATAAAGATGAAACTACTGAGATCAAATATCATTCTATGATAAACTTACTATATATCTTAGCTTATACACCTAGCGGAGATCCAGTATTACTTTCTAATACAAATCTAGAAGATAAGCTAAAATACATAGAACTAGATAAGCTTGGATTTAAAAAATATGAATATGATCATAGCTCTATGATTAGAAATAATGACCTTAAGTACAAAATAGTACTTGTTAAATTTGAAAATGATGAAGTAGCTATTTTGAAAATAAAAGTAGTTAAAGATTTAGATCAAATGAAAATCGGTAATTCTGAAGAAGACACAATGTCTGAAGAAGAATTATCGAAGTTTCTAATGCTAAGTTAGTTTCACGATATTTTTTATCGTGTTTCTATATATTTCCAGGTTAGTGATGGTAGGCCTCCATCAATTTATACTAACCTAAGTCCATTTTCTAATATATTAGGAGGAAAAACAATGGCTGATTTATTTAACAATGCTAAACCAAATGAAAAAGTGGAAGCAAAGAAAGAACGTATTGAATTGGAAACTAAAGCAGTATTCCCAGAATTACTTTCTGCTGGTTACATGTCTTTAAGCGACCTTTCCAAACTTGTGAACAAATTGTTCTTCTCTGTATTCGATGACTTCTTCGGATGTAAATTAGAATTAGATCCACAATCTGGCCGTATCCAATCTCGCATCTTCTTCTCCCCATCTGCAGAAAAATCTAAAGATGCAGCTGGTTGCTATGCAATCGAAGATGCAACAAGCGGTAGCAACTTGAATGATATTTCTAGCCGTCTTAGCTTGGCTAACCGCTTAAACAACCCTAATGGCAATTGGAAAAACTTACAATTGACTACTGAGGGTAAAGAAAAATTAGAAGACTTCTTATCTGGTAGCGCATTCAATCGTAATGGTGGTATCAACTGGGGTGCTGTAACTAATGAAGTAACTACTGCTCCTACACAATTTGCTCGCCCTCAAATCTTCTTCTCCGTAGATATCGATATCTACAAAGTTATCAGAACTATCTATGGTACAAAATCCAGTACAGGTGGTAAATGGAATTACAACATTGAAGTTAAAAACCCAATCAATCCTATCCAAGATCCTGTAACAGGTAAAGTTACTGCAACTAACTTTAACTTACTTATCTGGAGAGTAGACTCTGGTGACGTATATCGTTTGGCTGAACGCTTTGGCTTCAACGGTTATGGTTCTAACTCTTTAGGTATCAACACTGATCGTTAATTTGTAATAACGTCTTGCACTATAACTTATAAAGGATTATAAGGATAGAGAGAAATCTCTATCCTTCCTTTATATTTATTTTTTATGAGGTAATAATTATGGCTTTTAAAAAAGACGGTGGTCCTATTAAGTTTGAAATTAAAGAAGATGGGATCAATGAATTAATTGATGAAGGTAATGGCAACTCTTCTATCATGCTTAGAGAAGTAGGTTGGAATGGTAGAGATCCTAAATTGGAGCTCCGTAAATGGATTATCGATGTAGATAAAGAAACTCCTATGAGAGGATTATCCTTTATCACAGAACAAGGCCCTCATACTCTTACTGAAGTATTAGCTGAAAAAGGTTTTGGTAATACTGAAAATCTTATTCATAGTATTAAAGATAGAGAAGACTTTGATGAATCTTTAGTAAAAGTTATTGGTAAGAAAAAGATTGAGAAATCTAAAAACACTGAAGTAACAATTAGTGAGGATGACTACTTTGATCCTAAAAGTGTATTAGATGATTAAAGTATTCCTCTTTGTGAAAGAGGTGATTTAATGAAAGGCCAATACGAAGAAGTAAAAGGTGATAATCAGAATGAATCTCTAGAACAGTTAGAGATGTGTAAGTATCTGGTTCAAGGTATCGATAAACCTTGTAAGCATAGAGATATGTATGGACGTTGTACATTTGAGAACTGTATTTTAGATGAAGAAGAAACTCCTCTTCGTGCTAAGAAATGGTGGTTCCAATGTATTATTTGCAAACATCCTAGCTCCATAGAACCAGATGCTATGAGAGTTCCATTCTGCGAATCCTGTATTGCTAGAATGAACGAAGCAGAGGTATTACCATTTACTTGCAGATATTGTGGTAAGAAACAATATTCTCCATCGAAATGGATGTTCTCCAGAGTATGTGACGAATGCATTCCTTTATTATATGATAAGAATGCTGGTCAAGTTTGCAAAAATTATGCCCCTAAAGTTGGTAAGCGTTCTATCTCTAAAGGTGGAACCTTACATGATTACAAATAAGGTGGAACTATGACTAATAATAGAGTAAAAGAATATGATTATTTAGAAGCTGTACCTATTGAGCATATTCTTTATGCTCAGTTTATCAAATATGATAAATTAAATAAACTATTTACAGAATATTATAAAAACAGACCTATACCAAAATGGATCAATATCTATATAGACGTATATCAAACATTGCTTCCTATATTCAGTTTCTATAAAGTAACTAATCCTTATAATATCACTTCTTGCTTAGCTAATCTTGCTATACATTATAAAGCTTTCTTTAAGAAGGCTGGTATAGATAGCTTTGTATTCTTATTATATTCCCCTACTACGGGAGCTGCCACTCAGCAGCGATTCTGCCAAGAATATAATGAGAAATATACTATGCGAATGGTAAATAATAAAGAAGTATATGATATGGTAAATAAGAATATACCTCTTATTCAAATGCTGTGTCAGTATATGAATAATATATTCTTCAAGATGGGGACTGTAGAAACTTCTGTTATGGCTTATGATATGATTACTAAGTTTAAGAATAGACAGATTACTGCCCCATCTTTATTTATAACTTCCTCTCAATATGCATTCCAATTACCATCTAAGGTTCAGGATCTTATTATGCTTTATAAAAAGAAACCAGCTCCTGGTAGTGTAGAAGATCCTTCATATTTGGTAACTCAAGAGACGGCATTGGATTCTTATATTGCAGAAATTAAGAAACATCGCATTGAGAAGTTTGAAGTAAATCAATCTTGGTTATCTGGGTTTATGACTTTATCTGGTATTCCTAAAAGAAATATTAAATCTCTATTTAACTATAAACAATCATTGAAGATATTAAAGAGTATAGATGAACAATTTGATCAAGCAACCCCAGACTCTTTGTTTAATGTAGCATCTAAGCTATATCCTAGCAAAGGGTTGAACTCTCATTCATATGATGAGATAGTTAATAGATTTAGATGTATAGATTTAGACTATCAATTATATATGTATAGAACAATGCCAGAAGCTATAGATACAGTATTCTTAGAACAAGTAGAAGATCCAGATGCATTGAAAAATATCAATGATCAATACTTCTCTCAGAATCCTATCTTGTTAGAAAAAATATGATAATTATTGAAACAAAATCATAGGGTAGAGTCGTAATGACTCTACCCTTTATTTTTTTATCTTTTAATCATTTGAGCCATATCACTCATAGATCTAGTTCCTAGTTCTTTTTTAGTAAACAATTTCTTAGAAACTTTAGATGTTGTAATGCCCTTACCTTCAGAAGATACTACACTTACATTATTATTTAATGCATCCATCTTACCATTAGAAATTGAATACCAATCTTGTTTAGTAGTATTATTGTCATTTGCTGTAGTCTTATTAGCATCGGATGCTTTATCATTATTAGGAACTTCTAGAATCTTGGAAAAGTTCATCATAGTAATACATCTGAAATTATCAGCTTCTCTAGTATAAATCTCAGTCTTCTTATTTAATAAGAATAATCCATCTTTATCGGAATGAGCCGCATAGTTCTTTACTACATATTTTTTATTTGGAGTAAATACTGATGGATCGAGATCATATTTATGAACAGTAAGTTTATTGATCTGATTCTCTAATTCTGATTTGTGATTCTTTACTTCATTAGGGTTATCGTTCTTAGTAACGATAATTTTAGTACCTAGTCTACCATCCCCAAAGGAACCACCTAGATTTACGTCAGATTCAAAACTACCTACTCCCAATTGACCTATACCCGTTAAATCTGTAACACTATCTAAATTATTTTTTAATAATTGTAAGTCTGCTTGGTTCATAAATCCACCAGAAGCCATATATTTACCAGCTGCAGATAATTTATTATAGATAGATTCTCCAGTAAAGGAAATAGCAGATACATCTGTTACTAGAGATACAAACTTGCTCTTAATATCGCAAGATAATATATCATTAAAGCTTGGGAAGAAAGATAATAGATTCTTAGCAAATCCAGTAATAAAGGATGTAATATTTTTAAGACTACCAACTACACCTTTTACTGTATTTACATAACCTTGCATCTCATGAACATTCTCCATTAACTTAGATGCATTTGTAAATAGATCTTCAAAATGGGTATGAGTACTAGAATCTGTAAATACAGAACTGTATCTATCGTATATTGGTTTAATTTTATTTACAAACCCAATAGCCTTATCTGCAATAGATCCTATCTTATCCATAGTACCATCAAACGCATCTGTTTGAGAGAATATTTTAGATTGAGAATGAGAAGAAGCAGAATAAGAAGAAGAGTTAATTTTAGATACAGAGTTTTTAGTTGCTTCTATAACGTCCTGCACATTAATCTCTGTAACAGAATTTAAGTAGTTATCCAAATACTCAGAATCATAAAACACTGGAGATATCTTCTTGATATTCTTTTCAAATGATTGACTCATTTGATTTAGTCTTTCATATTGTTTATTAAATCCTAATATACCATTACCTAGGAATTTACTAGTAATTGACTTAAAAGCACTTTGTACTACTGGTACGTTTATAGTGACCTTACCAGGTTTAGCAGGAACAGATGTTGGGAATCCAGATGCTTGCTGAATAACAGTTTGAGTCAATTTATTTTGGTATTCGTTTAACTCTTTAGCTTTATTTAGTATATTATTCTTAAACATATCATTCCAATGATTTAGTTTTTCTGGGACGTTACCCATTTTCTTAATCATCTTCTTGATCATTGTTTTAAACTTTTCTACTATACGATCAATATATGCTTTAGTCTTTGCAATATTATCATAGCTTAGAATACTATTATCTTTAGATGGGTTAATAATAGCGTCAAACTTATTTATTACTTTTGCTACATCATGATTGATTTTATAAGCAGTTTCTGTTACAGATAGATCCACATAATAATGGTTTCTTTCTGTATCGATATTCATACCCTGATTAGCAGTATTAGGATCGGTTGTTTCTCTAATATTGAATATAACGTCATTGAAACGTTCGTTCTTCATAGGAACGCCTTTTCCTGATTTAGATAATAGATAAGTACAGAAAGGTTCATCTATAAAGAATTGATATTTAGTAGGATAGAATACTTCTACAGAGTTTAAATAAGATACCAATGAAACCAATGTATCTGTTGGTGGTATAATAAGTTGCTGTTGAACCCTATTATATTGAAATGGCTCTATAAGTAAGTGAAGATTATTCATATATGAACTTAAGATAGTCATCATATGAGTATCCATCATAGTAGTATTTGCTACTGTCTTATTAGCATCAATACATTTTTTACTCATTAACCCAAGATAAGCTTCTTTATATACGTCTTGCTTATCTTTACCACCTTCATCTTTCTCTTTATAATCTAATTCTTTATAATAGTTTATATCGTTAGATACAAAGATAGAGAATTCGTCTTCTATATATGATTCAACCGTAGGAGTTTCTAATTCCTGATTGATATCATACTTATCTATTTTAAGATACATGGTAGCTGTTTTAGCATTAGCAATAATCTTATCAAAAAGATTCTTGTCTAAGTTAACGTGTGCTAACATGGTTGGCATATTTTTATTTTCATAATCACTAATACGGATTATATTTTTAAAGTTCTCAGGTCTAATTATAAGACCATCTGATTTCTCTCCAGGAATTAATACTTTACCTGAGACCTTGAAGTTCCATTGTTGCATTATAATCTGACCTCCATTTTATATTATCAGAGTGTCATCATATTTAAACACAAGGAGATGAGAAGAGCCATAGTAGCTCTTCTCATTATTTACTATTAACGAGTTTGAAGTTCGCCGTTTCTAATAGATCTTGCTTTATTTAATTTAGCAGCTAAACCTTTTTCTGCATGAGCAGCATTCGCTGCCAAGTGTCTATTAACACGATGTGCAGCACTACCTTTCATTCGACCAGGTTTGGTCATTAATTTTAAACCGCTGTCTAAACCATGAGATGCTTGATCTTTACCAGCTCTAAAGCCCATTTTTGTGCTATAAACTAATTTATTAATGGCTTTAGCAACAGATGCGACAACTTTAGTCAAAAATTGTTTGATTTTAGTCCAAACTTTTGCAAGTTTGCCTTGACTATCATCTTTCAATTTTTGGTTGTATTCTCTGATTTTTTTCTCCATTTTTAATTGAAGTTTTTCCAACCAATTTAGATCGTCAACGTGTTGAAGAACTTTATTAATTTGAACTAATTTGCTGGAGTCGCCATCAGCTTTGATACCAGCATCAATGTGTTGAAGAATTACTTGACGACCAACTGCTTCGTCATTAGAGCCTTCTTCGAGAGCTTCGATATCAGAGAATTCTAATGCAAAATCTTCAGCAATTAGATTTAAAATTTCTTTGTTTTCTGTAAGAATAAATAATGCCATTTGCTATTTACCATCCTTAAAAGTATTAAAAACTATTATATATTATAAATGATCTTCTGGTTCTGGAGCTGGTTGTACTAAACCAGAGCCAGAATCTTCTGCTCTTCTACCTGGAGAAGTAGCTTCTTCTGGAGGTTGAGTACCATTTTTCTTTTTACCAGGTTTACCAGAAGTAGTAGATCCAGTTGTTTCTGGGTTGCCAGGAGCAGCCTCATGAGTAGCTTCGCCACTTTCTGTACGTTCAGTAGTACTAGGAGATGTAGTATGTTCATCTTCACCAGCACCTGCAGCAGGTTTAGGGTTTACACCAGGTTTGTCAGTAGCATCTTCTTCAATACCGCCTTCTTCATTATAACGGAAAGAGGAAGAAGAAGGTTTATTACCAAAACGAGGAAGTTGACGGTAAACAATACCTTTATCTAAAGCTGTTTCTTTAGCACGATCTTCTTCAGTTTTAGCAGTTTCAGCTTCTTTAGCTTTTTCTTCAGCTTCTAAGTCTTTGAAGTGTTTTTTGAAACGAGCAGAAATTACGGAATTACGATATTCTTCTTCAGACATTTCTTCTAAAAATTCAACATCGTCTTTTTCGGCAATTTCTTTTTTAAGTTTTTCACCAATAGCATTGATACGATCATTTTCTTCATTAGATTTCAAAGCTTCAAGTACAGTTTCAATATCTGGAATGAAGATGTCTTCTAATTCTTCAGAATCGATTTGTTTATTCCCACCATTGTCTTCATGACATTCTTTGAAACCGCGTTTTGTTAATTCTTCTACTTGTTTTGCAGTAAAGATTTCAACGCCGCTAACTAAGTTGAAGTTATTGTAAAGTGGAGTATAGGTAATTTTTGGTTCTTTACCTTCTTCTTCAGCTGCTTCTTCTTTAATTTCAAATACTTGGCAGCCACGATCTAATAATCTAGCTACGCCGCTGATTTCCATTAGTACTTTTTCAGTAGTGCCAGTGACACCAACAAAATTTAATGTTGCACCGCCTGGAGCGACGATTTTTACAAATTTACCTTCGCGCATTAAGGTCACCATTCCTTTTCATAATATATTACAAAAATAAGTAATCTTGAAGATTATTATAATGTGCAGAGTATAAAACGACTATGCATCATAATCCCCATGGTATGTGAGCTCATCATTAACAGCGATATTCAATTTCTTTTGAAGAGCTCTAACTCTACCATTATATTCTCTATTTCTATATCTATTAACATGATCTCCAGCATAGTTTCCTTTAGGGCCTATAGTGATTTTATTGCCAAGTTTTTGCATTCTAAATGCTAACCAATCAATGATCTTAATACAAACTCTCATAATCTTTCTAAGAATATTTGTACGATTCATATTTCTTTCTTGATCTAGCTCTGCTTCTAGTTTAGTATATAAACTTCTAAAAGCTGCAATCTTAGATGCAACCCAAGTTTTAGGAGCATGCTCAATTTCTTTTCTAAGTTTATCCCTAGTAAAGTCTTCACGATCAGATATTATTTGGTTAAAAGCTTCCATACTATCTTTATCAGATTGAAGTTTTACATAGAATGCTCTTCCAGCTGCTTTCTCTATCTCTTGTCTAGATTTCCCTTTAAAAGGATCTTCATTTTCCAAGATAATAGTTGCTTCTTGAAGAGCTTCCTTTTCTTCAGCATTTAAAGAAAGGGATTCTAATAAATCCATTTCTATAGATGCAGATTCTATTACATATAATCCCATGATTAATTCCTTATTTATTAAAAGCTTCTATCTCCATAAAGATCTTATGGATAACTCTAGAAGTTTCTTTATAGTAATTTATATAAAAAGACATAGCAGCAAAGTTATTGGTATTGATTATATTGGTATAATGTAAACTATCGGATATAAATCTTTGATGAGTCTGTCTTAATCTTTTAGATAATTTATCATCATCATAATTCTCTTCAAGAAGTTTAGCAAATAAATTATTTACTTTATTCCTAACCTCACCTATATAATCAATACATTCATCATGATAATCTTTAACCTGGTTCAAATCTTTACAAATCTCTTTATCATATAGATTAGAAAGTTTTATGATTTCAGAAGGTTTTAGATTATCAGTTTTATGAAAATACTTAGAACTCTTTTCAAATAGTTTTACAAGTTTTTCTTTAGTCTCATAATCTTTATATTTATTAAAAGTAATAGCTTCAATAGCCCCATCTTTTAACCAATGCTTTTCATCTAGATATATATCTAAAATAGATTTAAAATCCTCTTTAAGCATTGGTATATTATATTTAAGCTCTCCGATATTATACCTTTCCATATCTAATTCTGGATATCTTCTAATTTTCTTTTCGATATAATATATTTGAGTTTTCTTACTAGTAGTTTTACTAGCTGCATATACTCTAAAATCTCTAAGTACTTTAGAAGAATTAAAGATCTTACTAATAGCTTCTTTTACACTTAGTTCCTGCATCATAGCAGAAGTAAGATCTGAAGCCTTGTTATTAAATTTTGTAATAAGATCTTTTTGCCATTCTATCTTTTCTTTTCTAGAAGAAATAGCAGCATCATAGAATTGATCTTTGAATTCTGTTTCAAAATCTTCTATAGTATAATCGTTATAAACTTTATCTTTTGACTCAGATAAAGATTGACTAAATATATCCATTATAAACTCCTACTTATTTATTCTAGAAATTGGAGTGACTTTGTCTTCTACTATTTGCATTTTTAATTCTGCAAGCATAGTAAATAGTTGAGAGAAATCATTATCTGTCAGACGTAGATAATTATATTCTCCCATATTAGTAATCATTTTCTCTTTGGCTACTTGCTTAGCTCTATAATCAGTCATGGTTCTAGTATTAGGATTCTTCCCGCCATCTTTAACTTCTATGATTAAGTTATAAGGAAGTAGTAAAAAGTCTGTGATCCAGTGTCTAGTTTTACCACCATAGGTATATTCTAGAACAGGGCCAGGAGCGATTACTTCTGAAGAATCAAACTCTAGTACATCATCTAAGAACTTCATAAGATTTAGCTCATATTTACCAGTATATGTAAATTCTTTACCATCAGACCATTTATACTTACCACTGATTTTTCTATTAGCAAGCATTTTCTCTTGCTGTTTGGGATCGTCTAGAAGATGAGTCTTATTATAGACTTTCATCATACGTTTTTGATAAGTCTTTTTAACAGTCTCATAACATTTTGGATTTCCACATAGACGCTCATATTTTTGACGTTTCTCATTCCACTTTGTAGGATTTCCGCATACTGTGCAATTACCATGACCTTGTTTATTATTGACAATATCATATACTAATCTATATGCGGTATAATCTTCTGGAATTTCTTCATCATGTTTACGTTCTATATGTTTAACCAGATCATCTCTATGATAGGTTTCGCTACAATAAGGACAAGGATATCTTTTCATCGTTTCCTCCTATATTTACAATTTGATTACTAAGTGGTCATTACTTGCAAAAGTAAATGAGGAAAAGAATCAAAATATGAAATAACTGATCAAATCTATTTAAAGTATCTTCCAGTCTTCTAAACTTTTCATTACTTATTATACCATTTAATCTCTCTATGATAAGAGAATTCATAGCATAGCACTTACCAAAATCTATTAAAACATGTGATATGAAAATTATTAAGAAAATAACTCTACTAAAATAATCTGCAAATCTTGCACCAGTTATAATACAAAAACCTACCCATACAATGAAGGCATACAATATACAATGGCATACTAATAGATATAGAGATTTTCTTTTGTTCCTTTCTAGGTATTCCCCTTGAAGAGGGAAATCTGCTAAACAATGTATTGCAAAAAGCAACAACATGTCTACAATCATTATATATCACCATCTCTCTTTTTACTTATTTTCTATTATAGTAAGGTCAAGTGAGATTCATAGAGAGTTTACAGAAAAAAAAATAAAAGGGATTATTATTCCCCTTTATTTTCTTTAGCTTTAAGTTGTTCATTCATCTTATTTTCAAAATAAGATATATCATAATGAACTTCTTTACTTTCTGGAATATTATCAGAAAAGTCTGAGAAGTTTTCTTCTTCATTTCTGATATAAGGTTTATTATTATCAGCCCAATATTTTATACCAAATGCTATAATAGTCGGTATAAGCCATAGAGAGCTCTCTACTGGTAATAATATTACACTCATAATTGTTCTCCTTTACTATAAAACCAATACCTATATATTCACTATTATAGTATATAATTAAAACAAAAATTGTACCCATACTCATCATGAGTATGGGTATTAGTTTATTTATAACTATTAGGATTTCCATCTTTATCAGGCTTATTCTTCCAATCGCCAGCTTTTTTTGGTTGAGCAGTAAATCTATCTCCAATAAAAGTCTTTTGATATTTTTTCATATTAGGTTTATGATGTGCATCTCCAGAGCTAACTCTTTTGATTTTGCGAACAATACCTTCTATATTCTTAATAGTTCTAGCTTCATCTAAGATAAAGAGAGCCATTATTATTCACCAGCCTTTCCATCATTTGTAGGAGTAGGTTGTTGTTTGTTTGGATTGGTGTTTGTTTTCTGTTCTTTATTTTGAGTTTGATTAGGAGCTTGTTTATTTTTATTATAGCTATTAACGTGAGCTTGCATATAGGAAAATAGATCTCTATAGAGCATACCAGCAGCAGTCATCTTAGCATTAAGGGCCTGTTTTAATATATCACAAACTAACTTCTTCTTATTATAAATAACAGTTTCGCTATCCTCAGGATCTTTCTTAGCCTTTGGTTGATTTGGATTGTTCTGCTGTTCTCCAGACTGATTTCCAGAAGATCTATTTTCAAAAGACATTTTCGGAGTAGCTGTAGAAGTTTTAGTTTCCTCTTCATTTAATAAGTCTTTAAAATATTTAGTATAGAATAAAGAATAATCTGTATCAGCATTTAATGGTTTAGTAGATGCCATACCTTGTGTGTTAGATTGTTTTACAGCATTAGCATTCTTATTAGCAGCCAATTGAGATTGAGAAAGATTAGGCTCTTGATTTCCAGTCACTGGATTTCTATTTATGTAATTGATAATACCATTAACATCGGTCTCAAAAGATTTGATTAAAGTATTATAAGTAGTGCAGAAGTTATATGCTTTAGAAATTAGTTGTTGAATATCTTGTGACTGCATATTGACTTTTTTATCAATACCGTAATAATAATCTCTAGCAAATTTAGCAAAGTCTCCTTGACCATTATATTCATTAACAAGCATCTTTTTAAACCAAAGGTTATTTTTATTATCTGCTGCTTTCTTAGCATCTCCTTGAAGAGTGTTATTCTTAGTATCAAGAATAGTAACCCTTTTAAGATCAACCCCACTAATATTAGCACTTAATGGTTTCTTTATTCTAGAAAATGCTGTAGTATAAGATGGAGCATTTTGTATATTAGCTCCACTCTTTACTGGGTATTTTTGAGTATCTAAAATATAATCTCTATTTTGAATAAGCCATTCATTATTTTTCTTGCCTTGATCATTGGCGTAATCTTTAAACTTTTTAAGATTAGCTTTAATAGCAGTTATATTATCCATACGCCATTGATCATTGCCAGAGTTTTCTGCTTCTTCAAAATACTCTTGAGAGATATACCCATTCTCATACATCCAAAGAAGCATATTTCTATTTTCTTGTTCCATCTCTAATATAGCATCAAATTCATATGATTCTGAGATGGCATTAAAAAATTCATCTTTTAGCATAAGTCATCTCTCAATTCTTTAATATATTCAATAAGAAGCTGTTCTGGATTGTCGGTTTTTCTGTTCTTATATTTTTCCATTTTATCAGTAATCTTTTTCATTTCCTCTTTAGAGAGTTGATAAAGTTTTACTGGTGGTCTAGCTATCGGAATTCTGACTACATCTTCTTTCTCATCGAAGCTATACAATTCTACTTCATTGATAAATAAGTTTCCAGTTTTACCAAAATTTAAACCAAGTACTATTAAAGCACCTTCTATTTCTAATGGTATATACATAAAACTTTTACCCAATCCAATATGATTAGTATTTAATATATAGAATATTGGAATTATCATAGATTTCCCACCAGGGAATTTAAACATAGCTGATACTAAAGCATTTATAGTGCCTGCAGCTAATGCATCTTTTACTTTCTTAGAAATGGTTCTAAGATCTTTTTTATTGTAAAAGGCTTTTATCTTTTTAGAAGTAGGAGTTTCTAGGTATTCCTTATAACTCATTCTTTTATACTCTGGATTTTTAGAGTATACTTTAGAAATTTCTTTAGAAAGATATTCATAGAATTTCTTATTAGATTTATAAGCTTCTAATTTAATGACAAAGTCATCATTTACTTTTCCTTCTACAAAGATTTTAATAGCCTGACCAATCAAAGTTGATAATGCTAGGCTTGTAATTATTTTAATATAAATATCTAATTTGGAAGCTGGTTTTGTATCTTCCGTTATTAGAGTATAAGATTCAAAGTATCCCATATTATAAATACCTCATTACATTTTACGATTAGATTACTAAAGTGTCATAGGTATTTGAAACACAAAAAAGACCTAGGAGCATAGCCCCTAGGTCAATTTAAATTATCTAAATAATTATATCTCTATATTATCTTCGATTTCTTATTTTTTAGCAGCTGCAGCTTCAGCGTCTTTTTTAGCTTTAGCATCAGCCATTTCTTGACCAACGCGTTCACGACGTTCAACGCTAGTCATTTTTTCTGTCAAGTAAGCAATAGCTTTAGCAACCATAGCAACTAATTTTTTGTACCAAGGAGCTTTTTCGCCGTCTTGTTCCATTTTTTGTTTAAGTTGGTTGGATTTTACATTAAGAGCAGCAATTTTATCAGCAATCCATTCTTTAGGTTTGTTGATGCAATTTTCTTTAATGATTTCTAACCATTTTTTCAATTTGCCTTCTTCAGCAGATTCAGCGGAAGGAGCGTCAGCTTTAACATCAGCAGCAGTTTTGTCTGCTTCGCCTTCTTCAACAATCATGTTCAAGTAAGCAACATCGCCAGTGTTTTCGAATGCTTCAAGCATCAAGTCAACGAATACATAAGCATCGGATTGTTCGCTAATAGGACGAACAACTACGTTATGGCATTCATCAATGATAGCTGGATCCATGATGATACGAGCTTCATCAACTGCTACAGCGATGGATTCCATACCGAGTTCGTTAGCTTCAGCAATAGCTTCTACTGCTTCGAAATAATCCAAACCGTTTTCTTCAGCCAAACGTTCAACGTCGGAGAAGTTAACAACAGCAGCGCCAATACGAGTATTTTCTACTACTGGAATAGCAATAGGGTTAAGAGCGGATTCAGCTTCGCTCAAGTATACTGCTTCACCAAGGATATCTTGGAAACCAGTAGTTGCTACAGAACGGTTCAACTGAGATTCTGTAATTAACATAGGTAAATACCTCCATTATGATCATAATGATAAAGTTTTAGAATAATTTATAAATTATTTTCATTGCTTAGAGATATATAATCCGATGAAAAATCTATATCTCCAAAGATTTATTATAATGTAATTATAATAAAATTCAAAATTAGTTATTAATTATTTCAATTTAGCTCTTACAAAACCAATAGCTTGTTGAGTTTTATTCATTAAAGCTTTTACGGTAGAAGTATCCATATTGGTAGGAGAATCTCCATTAGCTTTATTTCTTAGAGAATAGTATAGATTTCTCATAGAAGCCATTTTCTTACCAAGATATTCTTTATCGTTGATATTAGATGATACTTCTTGTGGAACTCTTTTGAGTTTTTGAAGAATCTTATTTTGTGGATTGATATCTGTTTGTTCTTTGAGAGTTTCAAAGTCATCATTTAGATAAGCATCCATCAACTCATCTGCACTAATCTCTTCTCCACGTTGCATAAGATCATGAATCTTATCAAATGTGGATTCTGTTAATTCATATACTGGGTCGTGTTTAGAGATAGGATTTAAAAAGACTTTAAATCCAGCTTCAGAGAATTGTTTTGCCGTATCTAACATTTCTTGATCAGCATATGCATTAACTTCATCTAAAGATAAAGAAACTGTAGATGGATAAACATCACTAGCTTCACAAACATTGATGATAGCCTGAGTACCATTTGTAATACCATTAGATGTAGCATATTCTACTAAGTCTTCAATACGAATGATATTAGTATTATTCTCTCTGCTTTCTCTAATAATAACTAATTCTGGAAAATACTCAGTGTTTTCATGAATAAGCATTTTAGTAGAACCTACAACAGCTGTTGCTTCATCTAAAATACCTTTATCATGTGAATTAAAAATCATTTTCATATCCTCCAATAGAAAAGGATTGCCTAGAGAATAACTCTCTAGGCAGAACCTTGGTATTAAATATTATTTTTTAGAGAAGAATTTAGCGCGGTTACGAGCAGCTTTACTATCAGCTACTGCGTTTGCACGATCTAATTTTTTGCCAAAAGTAGAAACTTTGTCAGCCATGGCTTTATGAATTGCATGTTTTTCGTCTGTAGAAGGTTTGAAGCCAGCTTTTTTAAATTGATTACGAACTAAAGATTTAGCAGCTTGAACTGTTTCTTTAGTGGTATATGCTTCATGTAAATCGCCGTTAACACCATTATCTTCAGTATATTCAGCTGCTACACCACCAGCAGTTTTAGCTGCCAATGCTGCAGGAATATTTACTTTGCTAGTTTCTTTTTCTTCGCCAGCACCAACGAATTCTTTTTCTTCAGCTTCATCATATTCATCAGCTAAATATAAACCTTTTTTAGCGTCGTTATCTAAACCAATTTCGCCACATGCTTGATCTTCACAAGCTTCTTCATTAATACGGAACAATGCCATAGTATTTTACCTCCAAGTAAAATTGAATTATAATCTATTTCTTATTGAAAAATGAAGCTCTATTTCTTTTAGCTTTAATATTTTCACGAGAATTGAAATATTTTAAATTAGAATCGAATCCAGGGCTTTTCAATTTATTTTCAATTTCTTCATGATCTTTTTTCTTTTCAGAAGCTGATGGTTTTGACCCACTAACTCTGTATTCATGTCGAAGCCCTGATTTGAGTATACGAGACATATCTTTCTTAGTATATTCTTCGTTGATAACAAATAATGCCATAATGTTTTACCAATGTATTACATTAAATCTTTATCATATTTACCAGATGCAACGTCTCTTAGATATTGAAGATGTCTTTGATGAGGATCAGTAGATTCTTGAAGATCTTCTAAATCACTATCGGAGTCATCATTTTCAACATCACCAAAACCCATCATATCGTCTAATTCATCACCGAGTTCTTCAGATTCGATATCATCAGCAATGAATTTTTGATCAGCTTTAGAGAGCTTTTTAGCTTCAACTGGTTTTTCATGAATAACTTGATCAGTAGGTTCTACTTTAAGTTGAACGTCTTCTTGTTCTGCAGATTCTGCTAGACCAACAGTGTAGTTTTTCTTAATAAGTTGAATACCATATTTGCCAGTGAATGTATCTAGCATTTGTTTAGTATTAGCAAATTTGCGATAAGTCATTACATTAGCTTGATCGCCCCATAAGCCTTTACCTAAACCACCATCATGCCATTTAGATAGATTATCATCTGTACCAATACCAAGAGTACTCATTTCATCAAGGATAGAAGCTTCATCAATGATTAAAGCAGTGTTATGATATTGACCTTTAAGACCATTAGATTCTAAGATAGAACCAATAGCATCTGTTACAGAAGAAATACCGTTAGTAAGCATATAACGGGAAAGATCTTCCATTTCAATTAAGTATTTACCAAATCTTTTAGATTCACGAACTGGAACCATTTCAGCAGTGAATTTGCATTCGCTAACTGGAATAGTAGCCAATCCATCTAATAAAGATTTAACTTCTTCAACTACAGATACCTTTGTAGTTTGAGGAATTTTGGTACCATTGTCAGCAATAGCCATTTCAGAAAGTGTCTGAATAGCGGAATTAAACATGGCCATGTTCTCCTTCCATATTTTAAAATTAGGATCCTTGTTTTGCTGCCATTAATTTATCTTTAAGATTAGTGGCAGTGTCTTTAGCTTTTTGTAAAGTGTTATTTACACTTTGTTTTAAAGATTCTGGAGCTTTAGAAGCTTTGTCAGAGAAGTTTCTTACAGCTTGTTTAGCAGCAGAGTATTTGTTTGCTAAAGTTTTTACGCTATCTCCTGCAGTAGTAGCGACAGATTTAACTGTATCGGCGCCATTTTGAATATGGTTCTTAACTCGAAGAATATTCTTACCGCCTTTATTACCAACTCCAGTTACAGCATATTTAAGTTTGTTAAGATTCTCCTTAACTGTACCTTCACAATATGCTTGGAGGTGATAAGAATCTTTGAAGCTTTCTGCTTCAAAGTCTTTGTTAAAAGCTTCCATCAATTGTTGATAATAAATAGAGTTCTCAGATACTGGAGTAATGTATACCTTATATCCAGCTTCTTTAAGAGATTGTGTAATCTCTACTAATTCATCATCTTCATAAAGAGAAGCTTCATTTACAACAAAACCAATAGTGGAATCGTTGCTAATCATACTAGCTTCACATACAGCACCAATAGCTTTTCGACCATCCGTAATACCATTAGAAGTGCCGTATTTCACGAACTCTTCTAATTGAATTAGATTACGATTTAGACGGTCAATGTGTCTAATTGGAACCATGCTAGCAGTATAAATCATTTCAGATTCGCTTAAAGAATCAAGAGATTCAATAAAGTCAAAATCATTAGACCCATAAAGGTCAGATTCTTTTAGAAGCATATAATAATTCTCCTTTAATGACCACTATAATATATTAGAATAATCATTAATAAATAGTCATTAAAAGGCTTTTCTATCTTTAGTTAAACGTAGTTCTTTGAATAGCAGTATTGTATTGACTATTAGCATGTTTCCAATCATTTGTAGCCTTTGTAAGCTCTTTATTTTTAGAAAATACACCAGCGGCAGCTTGTTTAGCTTTAAAGTATCCACTAGAGATTTTATCTTTTAACCAAGTAATGGCACGTTTTAGATTTAAAATCATAGTAGCATACCATCCCTTTTTAGATGCTACCGCATCTTGTTGTTCTTTAATCTTTTGATTCAATTGATTAGTAAGAGCTTTAATCTTAGCAGTAGCTTGTTCCAAACTTGCAACACTATTTAATTCTGGCATTGGAACGTTTGCCGCTTCAGCAATAGCTTGTTCAGAAATTCTATTAGCTTTTTCTTCATCTATAGCTCTTAATTCTTTAGCAACTTCAAATTCTTCCTCAAGAGTATAATCTTCTCCTAGAAGAACTAATCTTGCAAGACCTTGCTCTAACATATCATTCTCAATCATATATTGAAGTTCTTCATTAAACTGGTTGAAAACATTTTTAGCATTGTTTTCTTCTGTAAACAATAAACCCATTTCGATCCTCCTAATCTTCTTTCTTAATATTACCCATATATTGATTTTCAGTAGCAGCATTATCTATATCATCAATTCTAGATTGAAGTTTATTGATGACCTCTTCTGTACTAGGAAAATCATAAGACCCAGATGGATCTATATGAACCATATGCATATCTAATACTTGAGTCTCTTTATTATAATCATAAGTTCTAGATATAGCTTCAGAATATTCTAAAGTAGCTTTTAGTTGTGGATCCATATATTTCCCATAAATCTGTACAAAGGCTTTATAGTCACCATATACATAATTGGTCGGGATAAATAGGTACCCATTATGGACTAACTCATGAATAGTTTCTGATAAAGGTATTAATCCAACGTTTAATCTATAATGATTAAACATAACTTCTTTAGCTACAGCATTCTCAGAAATATTTTCTTGGCAAGCAACTCTTTTTGCATAGATTGTAGTTACAAGATCAAATAGAGTTAATGGAGAATGGTGTATATGAATCTTAATAGAAAAAGTATCTATATTATTAACGTTCTTATAGAAAGAGCAGCTAGTCATATCGACACAGTTTCTTAGATATTCTATATATTTTTTATAAGATCTAGATGATCTACAAATACGTTCAATATTTTTGAAGTACTTCATCAGATCTTTTTCATTAGTAAAGTCATAATCTACTATATCAAAAGACGGAAGATGGTCTAACACTATCGTCTTTTTTGCATTAGGTAATTCGAGTTCATTATATCCTCGCATTTTATTATATCACCTCCTGATATTACCACAATGTCTAGGCTGTATGCTGATTATAGAGCAAAGATAAAATGATAAGGAATGACACTTATATAAGTCATATTTTTATTAACTATTTTTAACTTTGCAAAGGATAAAAAATATGGGACTATATACAATTAGAGATTTTCAAGAAGGAGGGATATTAAGCGAAGCTTATGTTCCTAAATCTAAATATCTCAAAAAAGCCGAAGAGTTACTAGACAAACTCAGAGAGCCTTATTTGATCAAAGATTCTAGTGGTATTACTGGACTAGCGAAAATTAATGCTTCTCGCTTTAATTCTGTCGTAAACAATATTCAAGCTGAGAAAGATTGGGTTGAATTTGAAAAGTGTCTAGAAAAACAATTTGGTTTTCAAACATTTACTGTTAATATTTTCAGAAGTAGTCAGCCAAATGCGTTCACACTTCCAGTATCTGTAGATATTACTCACCTTGCTGATTTTAGCGATGTATTAGATACTAATGGTTTGAAATATAGAGAATCTGCTAATATTAATGGCATCTCTTTCATTTCCGATGGCCTATTATTCAATGGTAAGTTATCATCTGGTCAGATCTTAGCTGTAATCTTACATGAGATCGGTCATAACTTTACACAAATGGCAATTGAGATCATTGCTAAGATTAATGCTGGCAAAGTATTGCTTGGTGGTACTATTGGTATTTTATCTTTATTCTTAAAACTAGACGGTATTTTAGGTAGAGAATTATCTCTTACTGCTAAATTAGGCTTAATTGCTGGATTGTTTGCAAATGATTCAGTAAAAAATGCATTTAATACTAATAGAAGATCTAACTCTCTAGCAAATCAAGCATTTGATGGAGCCACAGCAGTATTGAGTTTAGATTCTGACATAGCGATGCTTTATACAGAGTTGGTTAGAGTAAAATCTGTATTTGTTGGAGTATTCAAAAATAAAGTTATTTCACATTTTAAGGAAAAAGCTAAGGCTCAATTAACAGGTTTAAAAGGGAATTATAAACAAGCTATTACAGCTCAAATAATGAATTACCCAGGATTTATGGATGAATCGTTTGCTGATAAGTTTGTAGCTATGAATGGCTATGGTGTAGAATTTGCTACTGGTATGAAAGTTTTTGAAGCTGAAGCTCATTCATTTGGTGCCAAAGGTGCTATTGATAAGATTCCAGTAATTGGTCAAATTTTTGCTTTGAATTATATCATGGAATCTACTTTCAATACTATTATGACTGGTGAGCCACATCCTGCATTAACTTCTAGAATTAATTCTCAAATTTCTATTTTAGAAGAAGAGTTAAATCGTCCTGGTATATCTGATCGTACTAGAGCTATTATCAAAAATGATATCAAAGATATTAAAGAGCAAACTGAAGCTCTTGATAAACTTATGCATAAAGATATCAACTTTAAATCTTCTCATTATAAATATTATATCTTAGCATTCAATAGATGGATTACAGAAATCCAACCTAGAGGAGATATTCGTGAATTATTCATGAGCAAAGTAAAAGATAATAAATCTATTATGGATACTCTAGAAAAGAATGCTAAGAAAGCTGAAGAATTGGCTAATAAATTCAATAAAAAATTTAAATAAATTGAAGGTATAAATAGATGGCATTATTTGTATTAGAAACTTCGGATGCTGATAAGAACCTAAATTGGTTATTATCGGAGGGTTACACTATTGACGGTGTTGAAGTCCTAGATGATGATGAGGAAGGATACACAGGAAATAGACATTCTGATGATGATATTGATAAAGAAAAATATGAAAGAATGTCTAGGGAAGAGAAGGCTAAGATCGATCAAGATACAGCTAATGAGCTAGAAGAGATTGAAGATCGTTTAGAAACTGCTAAACGGGATTTTAAATCTAAATTTAGTAATAGGCCTACATCTTGGTTTGAAGCTAAACTCATTGGATTTAAAAAGATGCTTATTAAATTTAGAGCTAAACACAAAGCTACTAAAGGTAATAAGAGCAAAACTATACTTCAAAAGATTATCTATGTGATTACTAATATTATTAAATTTATTACTGATAAATTAATAAAATTAGCAAAACATACTCCTATGGGTAGAGATGGCCGTAGATATGATAATGAGAAAAAGAGTGCTAGACGTAGTTTAATGTTTGACAAAAGACGTGCTAAAGAAGATATAGAAGATGCATATGCGTCTAATATAAGAAGAAAAGAACATGTCAATTTTAGAACTAGAATGGCTGCTGTTACAGATCATACCAATAAAATGGCTGAAAGAATAAATAAGCAGAATAAAGAATTTGAAGATCAGCTAAAAAGAGAAAAACAAGCTTCTAGGGATATTTTAAATAAATATAGAGGAAAGGTTCAAAAAGAGTGGGATGAACAGATTCGCAAAAGACAAGAAAAAGTAAGCCGTGATTTAGATGAATTGTTAAATAATTAATGGAAGGGAAATATAAATGGCACTATATAGATTGCAAGAGTCTTATTCTGTTGAATCTTGTGAAACCTTGTTAGAATCTTTTGAAGCGTTTGTTTTAACCGAAGCTTCTAGAAAAGGTGAAAAGGTTTTAACAAAAGAATTAGAAACTCAACAACAGCAATTTGAAGAGTATTCTAAAAAGATTGAAGCTCAAGAAACTGAACTTAAAAAGGTTATGGAAGAAAAACCTAAATCTTGGTTAGAACGTAAATTAGAATCCTTCAAAGGTGCTATTGAACGTTTTGAAGAAAAATACAAACTTACTCAAGATAATAAATCTAAAACTATTATCAAAAAGATCCTATCTGTATTAACTCGTATAGTTAAATGGATTAATGAGAAATTATTAAACTTTACAAAATACGTTGGTGATAAAATGTTTGGAAGACAAGACAAAATTGATGCTCATAATGCAAAGGTTAATTCTATTACTTCCGATATCAAATCTACAAAAAATGAACGAAGAAATTTAGATAAAACAATTGCTAAAACTAAAGATCGTTTAGCCAATACTAATAAAGGTAAATCTAATAATTACAATATGAGTATTAATAATTTTGCTAAAAAAGACGGCGCTTTTGATAAAGAAAAATTCCATAATACTTTCCAAAAAGCTATGTCTGACAAAAAAGGCAAATTAGTTTTTTAATTAATTAAAAAGATGAGGTTTTAAACAATGGCATTATTTAAACTTAATGAAGAAAAAGTAAATGAAAGTATTGAAACTGGCGCTTATAATATTGCGGCTTCTTCTGTTTTTGGTAATCAGACATTGAATATTAAAAGATGGAGTTGGATTATACAGGTTCCGTTTAACCCATTAGGTGCTCTTTTGCATGGTGTTGCAGCTATGTTTGGTATTAGAGACAAATTAGACCAAGCATATTTCAAACGATACTATAGAATTGACTCTAAGGTTGAATCTCAACTTAGACCATTAATCAAAGAAGTTGGAGATGTTGCATTATTTAGCAGCAAAGAAAAATACCATGCTAAAGGTAAAACTGGCGGTATGTATGGTTCTACTAAATTCGACATGGAAGAAGAAGATGTTGAAGATAGAAATGCTATGAATATGAAACGCAAAGCCAATGAAATTAATCCTGGTACTGCGACTGCATATCATATCGTTCGTTTCGGTGATAAATATGCTATTGTATTCTTTGTATTCGATAGTAATAAAATCAAAGAAGCAAAAGTTGCTACAGCTAAGAATGAAAAATCTAGATCTTATCAATGCGTAACAATCCCTGGTTTCAATAAAATTAAACCTTCTGATTATACAAAATAAATAAAAAAAAATAAGAGGAATACCGTAATGGTATTCCTCTATCTTTATATCTTATTTAGTCATCAATCCAAATAATAGAGTTATTGCACTCATTGCTAAGAATACAAAAACCATACTAGTCTCACTTGAGCTATGCCTTGGTTCTAGACGCTCAGATTTAAAATCTTTAAACATTCCATGTTCATCGTAATATCTACTGATCATCATAAGGAACTTTCCTTTCTAAAATACATTATTTCGGTATAATGAGGATATATATTATAACTGATAATGTTATAAATGCGGCTATTAAAATAAACATTTCTATCACTTTTCTTAAGTCCTTTACAAATAATAGAAATGATTCCTTAGCACAATATAACAAACCAGGATCTTTGGATATGTTATTTTTATCCTCAATATAAGAAGTATTACTATAAGTTTTTTCTTTAGAACCAACTTCTATAAGATATAAAGTTCTTTCTCCATGATCTAATCCTATAGTATACTGTATATCATAAATAGATATCTCTTCTTTAGGATAATATTCTGGAGGCGAATATAGTTCAGACCTAGATAAAATATATGTATTTTTTAAAAATACTCTGGCTAATAATTCGGATGCTAATACATTATTAGCAGTACTATTCCGTATTTTATCCATTATAGAATAAATAATATCTTTAGTATTACGAGATATCAAACTAGTCTTACAAGTATCTGCTATAATAACAAAGTTATCATTATCATAACCGTCTACAAGTTTTTTATTATTATTTATTTCAACAGTATCAAATCCTGCAAGACCAGTATCTGCCACTGAATCTCTAATGTAATTTATATATTCTATATAATCAGAATTTCTAACCTTCTTAGTTTCTATTTTATACACATTATCAACATCGTGATTACTAAGAGGATCTATTCTTATTACTTCAGTAAATCTTGTCGGTTCATATAGAATTCCAATAGGATCTTCTTTGCCGAAATACTCTTTATCATATGGAACACAATATATTCTAGGAATAAAACATGGAACATCTTCTTGTTTTATATGACCATTAACAATCCTAAAAGCATTATCGAATATAAGATTATCTGGTATATGACTAGCTTTAGAATAATCTTCCACAGTCAATGGAGATGATTCTTCAGTCATATTATAATCACCATTGAAATTTCTGGCTATCCTTCTATATGTTGGAGGATCAACAAAATATAAAACGTCTATATATCTTGCTTTATATCCGCCAAATCCAGCATTTATTTCTTTAAAGAAAGTTTCAATGCTTTCCGCATTTTTTATTTTTGTCTGATTGACGATTTCTTCTTTCTCCAAATCATCAATATTTTCATTAGTAAATAATCCCATTCTTTCAACCTCTATATCAGCTATTATTTATCATATAGAATATTAGAACAACTGATATTATCATAAACATAGTACCTATGATGCCAGAGAATATTGCAAAGTATTTTAGATTGCAATAATCAGAATCTAATCTTTGCATATTTTCTTCTAACTCATCAATGATATTCTTCATCTTAAGTAATTCATTATTGGTGAGAGAGTCAGACTGTTTAAAAATATTAACAGCATTATTGGTAGAAGAACTGAACCCATTTATTACTTTTTCAAATTCATCTAATTTTCTTTCAAAAGAATTCATTTCAAATTCTACCTGATTTATTTTTTCTATACCTTCGATGATCTCTAATTCATCAATCTCTTCAGGTTGAGAGTTTTTATTTGTAATCATTTTAATACCCCGAATATATAAAAGATAGAGATAGAGTTTGAGAAGTCTCTATCTTTTATATTCATTATAAGAGAACACAATATTCCCGCCAGAATTATATAAGGAATCAATCATTTCTTGAGATTCCATTTTTAAAATTACGATATCAGTATTGGATAGATCTAGTTCATTATTGTGAGAGATAATGAGACATTGATCAAATCCAAGATCAAACATGATCTTCTCTATAAGAATAGAGAACTGAATACGATTCATATTATCTAAGTTATCATCAACCTCATCAAGTTTGATAATATTGTATCTATTAGATGAGTTTCGTAAAAGAACGAAAGATATAAGCATAGATATCATTGATAACTGACTATCACTCATTAAAGAGATATCTTCTCTTACTCTACCTTCACTATCAGCACATGGAATATTAAATTCATTCTCATTGATGATGAATGGCTGTAAAGTGAATCTTCCCCTAAATAATAGTGTTAATAGAGCATTAGTCATGTTTAGAATGCTATTCATAAACACAGACATGTATACTGTTTGAATACCATGGATAGAAGTATACTTCTTGATCATCTGAATCTCATTATACTTAGCTCCATATTCTTGCGAGTCTCTTGTATATTGCTCAAATAATACAATACGATACTTATTCTCTTCGATAGCTTTTGTTAATGCTGGAAGATCTGTATTTTGCAAAGCAGATAATTCAGCACCTCGTCTATTTAGTCTATCAGTTAATTCTTTAATAGCAACTGTATCTTTTTCCATAGAATCTATCTTAGAAGTTATAGATTGTAATTCTTCAGAAACTTTCTCAAATTTCTCTTTATTTATCTTAGCATATCGGATACTGTCTAAGACAGTTTTAATATCCAATTTAGCTTTTCTTATCTTCTCAATTTCAGCGAGTACGCTTACTTTAGAAGCACGAATATCAGATAAATTCTTTAAATTACTATCTATTTTTTCTTGTAGTATTCTTATTTCTGCATTGGCAGAAATGAGTTTATCTTTAGCAGTTTCATAAGAATGAAGATCATCTTCTAATGCCGATACAATCGTAGAGATATTTTTAAACTCTTGGTATTTATCTACAGATTCGAAATTCAATCTTATCCCATACTCTATATTGTGATATAAAGTATTGATAGAATCCAAAGATTCAGTTCCAGGGAATTTCCTGATAATCTTAGACATTGACTGAATATATTCTAATATAGATTTCATTTCATAAAGACACTGAGTCTTCATCATATTCTCTTCTGCTAAATTCTTTGCAGATTCAATAGCGTCTAAAGTAGAATTTATCTTGGTAGATAAAGAATATAAAGACTGTCTACTTTTAAGAAGATTTTTGGCTTCTACTATATCTTTAATAAAAGGACAATCAGATTTGTGATTACAATCATCTGGTATTTTATTATAATCCTTGGATCTATTGTTTAAGAATTCTACATCACGTCTTTCTGTTCTAAGATCCTCTAATTGCTTTTCCAATCCTGATAGTATTTCATTATGATCTAAAATAACTTCATTCTTACCAGTTCTTAAAGAATTCATGGATTCTTTTCTTACTGTTTCGGAATAAGTTTGAAAAATAGTCTCTACTGTGGAATTAAATTTTTCTATTACAAGTTTTACTGTCTCATAATCTTGTTCAGAAATATTCTTATAAGTTTCAAATAAAGAAAAGAATGGTTTATAAGATTCTAATTCTTTCTTTGTAGATTCTATCTTAGAATTTAGATCATCCATATGGTCTTTATCATATAAAGAATCTAACTTAACTTGTAATTCAGTAATAGAGTTAGAAAGGTTTAATTCATTATCTAAGATCTCTTTAGCTCTTGAAGAAAGCATTTCTTCATTAGCCTCATATCTAGTCATATCTTTTTCATACTGAATAAGTTTCTCTTCAGAATATTCTTCTACGTCTGGAAGCTCTCTTATTTCTTTCTCTAAGATAATCTTCCTCATAGAAAGGTTTTTATAATCATCTAAGAAACTACCACTAGTATCTAATCTAGATAACTCTGCTTTAATAGTTGCTATCTCACTAATAAGCCCATTCTTTTTACCATCTAATTCTTTAAGAGCTATAGTATCTTTCCTAATAGCATCTTCTACAATAGCTATATTACCAATCTGATTTAATTTAGTCACATATGAATCGATGATAGACTTAAGCACTGTAGACTTAGTAGTGATCATCTTATGGATATTATTAAAGACTGCTAAAGATGATATGATAGAATTTACATATCTCTTTCGCTCTGATGGTTTCAAACCACCAAGGCCTTTTTTATTAGCCGATAATTGGGATAGGGTAATGAAATTATCGTCTATCCCAAGAATATCATAAATTACCTCTTTTGCAGTAGTTATATTATTAGATGGATTTAGATTCTCTATACTTCCATCTGGATTGAGTCTATTAAGATAGCATTTAGTCGGTCTTCTAATTCCGTCTTTAACTAAAGACTCATACTTAATATTTAAGATTGTTTGAAAATCTGTTTCATAAGCTATTTCTTTAATAGCAGTTCTATCTGGTATAAAGTTTATAGCAGAATCAGCTAATGGGGTTAGAGCTTTAAATATAGTAGACTTACCAGTGCCATTATCACCTTTGATAATAAGTACTTTATGTAGGCACTTAGAAAAGTCTATCTCTATGTGATCCAAGCCCATGCCATTATATATTCCTATATAATTTTCTAACCTAAGCCTTAATAGTCTCATGCACGCTCTTCTCCTATATTACAAATTTGATAGTTAGTTTGATTAGTAGAATAATGGCGCATATTGTAGATACAAATATGCCTAAAATCATTCCCCTTAAAACTTTATCGCTATCCTCAGAATAATAGACGTCTTGGTATAAATATATACTAGTCTTTACCAACCCAGCACATATCAATAGTAGAAATAGCCATAGTATAACATCTAAAGCATGTATTGGAATACCGCTTGGACTAGTACTATTTAATACATTTCCTGTGACCATAAACGCGTCCGTATTCTGATTCCCAACGGACAATATCATCACCTTCTCTTTTAATATAAGAATAGATTAGATACGATATATAGCAATCCCATTAATATTAAAAAGGCAACGCTTATACCAAGGAATATAAAAGAAGATAGTACTACAAAATGGAGCATCGTATTATCCTTATATACAAGCCTTTTCTTATAATATTTTGAGTAAAGTATTATAATTGAGGCTGCTATGATTGACCATAACATATTCCAAAAAATCGCAGTAGCGGTTGTTTCAAAAAAGTTCATTATTCATTATTCCTTTCATAAATATTGGTTAATCTAAAGTCTTTAGAATACTAATAGATAAAAAAGATAGAGGCGTTAAGCCTCTACCTCTTTATTAGATTTGAGCCATTCGTTTTCAAAGTTCTTAACGATAGCTGCAATTTTAACAATATTAGGAACGTTATTATTCCAATTATTAATATTAGCATCAGAAGTAAAGTTCATGATATCTTTAATACTTTTTGCCATATTTTTAATATGCTGAACTTCACTCTTCTTTAAAGTTGGAGTATCTTTTTCCATATTATTTCTGTAGAGATAATAGTCACATTCTTTATCTACTGGAATTTCTTCATCAGATTTAAGTTTGGATGCCCAATCTTTATCTTCACAATCTTCATCATCTGATATATACTCATCCATAAATGGTACATAAGTACATTCCATAGTAAATAATAGTGGCAAAAGAATATCATCTAAATCAATAGCTCCATTATAAATATATTCTATATATTTAAACAATGCAGTACATTTGATAAAATGATCCATATGGATTAGATTCTTATTATCTCTATAGAAGTCTTCTATTGCCCCAAACATAGGAGTTGTATTTCTCCAGAACTCACTGAGTTGTTTGATATAAGGAAGTTCTTTAAATTTAACTCTTAAAGGTTTTCCATCTTTATCAAAAGCTATGGCTAGATGCTTAATAAGTCTATTGAATTCATCTTCTAATATAATGACTGTATTATCTGCTGGAGAATAGTCTGAGAAAGATATAAATGGATTGTATACTAAATGCTCTCTTTCAAACTCTATTCCAGATACAAAATAATATCTTGTAGCTTCTACATTAAGCTGATTGAATTCATCTTTAGAGTTCTTGAAATTAAACTCATAGTAATCTAATTTATCTTGTCTCATAAGACATTCTTCTCTATTGATAATTTTATTACCAAATTTTGATTCTATAATGGTAAGAATAGATTCTCTAATAGCAGAATGTTTTTGAATATTGTTTATAGAATTTATACGGTTCAATTCTGTTACAAATATATTTGCAAAAGAGAATGGATCCGTTGATTTAATATATTGATGCATAATTATATCTCCTTTTGAGCTTTACCTAAGAATATGCCATAATTTGGAAGTGCTACATAGAATGATTCGATATCGATATCTTTTCTTTCAATATCTTCATAAGAATCAATAATTATCCCATGTTTATTTTTACCACTAATCACATCATAAGTATCATTAGTAAAAGTTACATTAAATTTTAGTAGATTGTAATGATCTGGTAAGAAGTATAATAACCATAGTGGGATTAATAAGAATCTATCGCCATTCTCACTTCTTCCAAATCTAAATCCCTTATCTTCTAAAAATACAAATTGAGAAATAGATTCTTTCATAATAACAATTCCTTTTTCAGGGTCTGAAAATGATTCATTAAATCTACTATTCAATCCTACAATATATTTAAAAAGATTATCTGTAAATTCTCCCATTTCGGAAATTACATTTTTTAATTCTGGATCTACATATTCTTTATCAGTTACAGAACGTATAATCGCAGAAATCATACAGCCTATTGCATGTGTCTGCATGGCATTTACTGACTCTATTAAAGTCGTTCCATCAATTATTTTTTTCATAATAAATCTCCTTTAATTTAAACAAAAGAATGTGAGTAGATCGCTATGATCTACTCACTATTATAGTATATAACTGTACAGCTATTTGTTCTTTCTGATTCTTACAGCAATTCGATTTGCAATCATTGCTCTATGTCTTCCTTGGATTTCTCTAGAAGCTTTCCACCCAATAAAACAATTTAATTGAAGATGTTTTGTAATAGGTCTATCAGACTTCCATACAAATGGTTTATCAAATAACCATCTCCATCCTTCTTCATGAGCTGTGTATTCTTTGTATTTATCAGAGTCATTATAGATCATCTTTCTATTATCTACCCAAGTACCTAATAAATAGAATGCGAATCCATATCCACAGTTTCTATTTAACCAACCAACACGACAGAAGTATCTTTTGATACGATCTTCTCTAGTAAGAGGTTTAAGATTTTTAGTATAGTATCTTCTTCTACCATACTTATCTTCTCCACCTCTATATTCTTTATTGTATTTATCAAAGTCATATCTAAAGATTTTAGGAATTTGGTTTAGGACAAAGAATTTATTATCTAAACTATCATCCCATGTTTGCCATAGATGCCATAAACCTTTTAATTCTCCGTCTTCATCTGCAAACAAGACTACAATCCAATTTGTAAGATAACACAAGAGCATACTAAGGAGTTGAAATGGCAAGAAGATTAAAAATTTTACCATAATAATCCTTTCATAAAATAACACTAATCCTCGTCAATATATCCGAGTATTTTAATGTCATCTTTACCCTTAGCCATTCTTTTTTCTTCTTCTGCAATCTTGTAATAGTTTGATGGATATATTCCATCCATAGTTCTTTTCCTTACAGAGCGATATCCACAAGGACAAGCATACTGTATATCCTCTTGTGATTTAAGAAGCTTATTAGGATAAGTGCCTATCTCAGTTAGCCCATATAAGCGGTATTCTGATTGAAGCATTACTAAATTTCTACCACATCTAGGGCATATTCCAAACTCATTAGTTGTTACTACTTCTTTCATATCATCTATTCTCCAATTCTATTATTGTATAATCTGCATTATACGTTTGTCACCTTTAGCAACTAATACTGAATCGGAGAACTTAGAATCTTTCATAGATTTCAATTCACAAGTAAATGGTTTGGCGACTCCATTTACTACGATCTTTTTCAATCTAAGGTCTGATACATTTCTTACATTATGAATTTTCATCTGTTGTTCTAATTGAGCTCTAGAATAAACCCAATATCGCATATAATAACTTTCATCAGCCATTATGATTAATCCTCCCCTCTGCTGCTATAACAGTATTTAAATAGTCTGCTAAATCTTCTAAAGAAGTAAATGCAGGAACATCATTGGTTTTAAGCATTTTTAAAACTGCTTCAACTGAATTTAATTGTGGTGCAGTATAACCATGTCTACCATTTCCATCCTCGTATAAGAAGCATACGATTGTCTTAAGAGGACGTTTATTCATATCATCAATCATTTCAGCAATGGAATAGAAGCCAGACATCATAGGAGTGATACAGTATAGAACGAAATCATCATTCATTCTATGGTATATTTCTCTTTCTTGAGCTTCTTCATTCCAATCATCTACGACTGGATTGAATGGTTTAAATTTATGGCTTAGCATAGGGATAAGTTTATCTCTCCATTTAGACCCATTACAAGTTCCACCTAAGAAAATAGTAATCTTTTTTAAAACATTATTATCTTCTTCTACAATAGGATATCTATTTGGTGCTGGAATTGGCCTAGCAGAAACTTTGTTGACAAATAGATCGAACTTATTTAAAAGCATTTTCTTATCCTCCTTATTTTAGTGCTTACTCATAGTGTCATTTTTATTAGTAAAAAAATAGTGAGGATAGTGACCAAGCACTATCCTCAACAATTGTTTATTTATGGAAATCCTTAAGTTGTAATTCAGGAACCGAATAATCTGGTTCTTGGAAAATTTTCTTATTGAATTCTACAACTTCTTTAAGAGGATTTTCCTTTTTAAATTCTTTATATTGCTTCTCTAAACCTTTTCTCCAAGTATTAGGTTCTTTAGATTTAGGATCTTCTCTAAAATATCCATTAGGTTGCATGTGAATCAATGGCACAATCATCGATGTAGCACCAGGATCTGTAGGAGATGATGCAGACATATCCACTATACCAATATTAGAAGTATGGCAATATCTATACACATCTGGAATTGCATTATTGCCAGACTCGCCAATACCTTGAGGTCCTTTATATGTATATTTTAAAGCAAGATATGAATCATTATCTGTTGTAATATCTCTAAAGTTAACAAGGTTACAGTTTGTAATCTCATTAATTAGGAACATTGGGTCTGTATTAAGACGTTTCTTAACAGATTTGATATCTACCTTTTCACCCATATCAGATAAAGCATAGATTGCTTTAGATAATCTTGGAGCATATAGAGATGCAATATATTCTTCACATCTTAATCTCTTGATAGAAATATCTAGATTATCTTTTGCTAACAATGAGTTATATTCATACATTACCCATCTTAAAATAGCAAAGATAGTATTCTTATCTTCTTCTGGAAGCCTGATCTTTTCTACAGTAGTTCTATCATAAATAAGCTTAAGAGAAGTTAATACTGAGATACCTTTATTTCTAGGTGTGCTCAAATTAAACTTTCTTCCTAAAGAATCTAACCAGAATTCTCTAGAAAAGATAAATGGGATAGTAGCAAACTTTCTTGGGAACTCATTACATAATTCAACCATTACATGTTGTAAAGCTGGATTATTATGTAATACAGACTTAGGACAGCTTACAAAGATTTGACTAGTCTTCTTAGGCAAGAATGTATACCAATTAGGATCATCTGGATCAGTATCTGTAATTCTAACAAATTGATCTAATCCTAAGAATTGAAGTCCTCTAATCAATCCCATTTCAGCAAAGATATATTTTACCATAGGTACAGATTTCTTAAAGATATCTGCATCATATGTAATAGCATAAACCTTATTCTCTCTTACATCACTTAATTCATTTACATGACGATATACACGAATAGGTTGGAATGCTGATTTAACTGTAACCATATCATATTTATGGTTGGATGTTCTATTGTTATAAGTGAATGCATCAACTATTTGATACATTGCAGATCTTACATTGCCATTGATCTTAAAGTAGAACTTTTCTATTACTTTAGGAACTGCAATGATAATATCAAACATCTCTCTACCATCAGCTGCTTCAATATAGTAGGTTACGATTAACAGTCTTAAGTCAGACTCTTTTAAATCTATAAAATCGTAACGATTATCAGTGGAAGCTTTCATCTTAGAAGATTTACTGATAGCATTTGCTTGATATTGTTGTAAGATATCTATAATTTGTTTATAATCATCTACGATAGTGAAGTTATGTACTTTGATAGTAAAGTATCCATTTACACCCATTTCACGTTCTGTGGACTTAATTATATTCTGTAAGTAATAAATGATCAGATCATCAGATCGACCAAATAAGTCAGTATTGAATTTCTCTCTATACTTATTCGCATAATTATAGATAAATTCCCTTTGATTCATCTTCTCCTCCTGTTAATCGATTGTGTCATTTATACAGGTTGTGAGTTTTTCTCCAATAGGATTAGGAGCATTCTTCTTATCTTCAAATGTAACTGAAGCTCTGATATCGAAGATATCGCAGAATCTTTTTAGTTTAAAGAAGGTAATACTATGACCAGCTAAACCACGAAGGTCATTTGAGTAGTCAGAACCAAATCTAGGTTTATAGTTTTCAATATCTATAGACTTCTTAGCAATAGCTTGTTTAAACAATGCCATTTCTGGAGTGTCTTCTTCTTTAACAATAGGAGTATAGATATTGTTTGCAGAGATCAAAATAGTACGCTCTTGTTGTTCTAATTTAGCTTGCTTTTCAATAGCATCTCTAAGATTCTCTACATTTTCAAAATCGATGATATGTTTAGCATCGTATTCTTCATGATCCACATCTTCTGGATTAGAATATACTAATACAGGGCCAGCATCATATACGTTTACCATATCTCTTGTAAATTTAGTATTTACTGGATATACTGTATTTCTAGATACAATTGCTGTATCTTCAGCGAGGTCTTTAGAGATTTGTGGATTTAAAATAGATCGTCTGATAAAATCATCCTGATCCATTACGTCTAAGATTCTTTTACCTATCTTCATTTTCTTCATAGTGCTAACACCCCATCTGAAAAAATATATTAAAAACTTGATAGACAGATATAGGTTGAGAGGAAAGATCCTCTCAACCAATTCTGCGGATTTTATTACATGTTGTTCTTAATATGATAGATTAAAGATTCTGGAACCTCTACTCTTTGACCATCTTCAGATGTAAATATATGAACGTCATCTTCTAGTAGAGTTGGCTGAGCCATTCTATTAGCTGTAATTAGGGATACAATATCTCTATTAGAAATTCTTCTATCCCCTTCTTCTCTATCTGGAGTATTGGAAAGCAACTTAAGTAGTTTTAAAGCTGCTTCTCTTTTAGCTTCTCTAACATCTTCTTCGACAGGCTCTTCAACTCTAGATACATATACAGGAGTCACAGTACTACCGTCTTTATGTTTGAATAGGTAGGAAGTAAGAGTTCTAATAGGACCATTTTCTCTAACCATAGGAACTATTTTAGCAGTACCCTCACAGTTTTCAGGACGTAAAGGTTCTGGTTCTAATACATCTTGGATAATTCTAGGACCTTCAAAGCTTGGCATATCGATAGGCTCAGCTTTAACGATCGTAGCATTCATTGGCAATTCGAATTGAGGACCTTCTAATTCAGTCAACTCAGCTTCGCAACCATTATTAGAAATAGAAGCAACTTCTGCTTTGCTAACTACTTCTCTAGCGACTGCTTTAATAAGCATTTCTTTTTCTTGTTCATTTTCTAAATGAAGAACTGTATGAGTTACTTTCATAATAAATCTCCTTCTTTTCTTCTCTCAATATAGTTTACTAATTAAGCACGTTCAGGAAGTTCTTTATTAGCCGCTACACCAGAGTCATCTTTTACATGTTGTTTCAAGTGTTCAGATGGTTCGATACCGATGTATACATTATTACCAGCGATTTCACCAGTCATAGTGAACAAGTTAGTGAATTCTAATACAGGGTCGATGGATACGTTGGAGCGCATATAATCAAAGATTACATCTAAGATTGTGCAGAACAATTCTTGAGCAGAGCCTTCACAAATGTTACCATTGTCATCTTTAGGCATGAACTTGAATACCAAACCATATTCATCATGACCATGATCAGCAATCACTGCATATGCAGCTTGAGATTCAGGGAATGTGTATACTTTCCATTTGCTATCAATATCTTCTTCATTGAATGTATAGTTTAAAGTCCAAGAACCTTCATCAGCACCCTCTTCTTCTTGTTTATGGAATTGAACGTATGCTGCAAAATGGAACTTATCATTAGCATCTTTGAATACCAATGCTACTGGATTATCTTTGGATTTGTTTTTGCCTAAGAAGATAGCAGTACCTTCAAATAAAGTTTTGATACAAGCTTCAGATACGAAGTCATTCCAACCATAATCACGAGATGTGAAAGTTTTCATGATTTGCATTGGGATACTGGATTCGAGATAGTTCTTCATTTAAGAGTCCTCCTAAAAATATTAATAAAAGATCTTTTATATAATCAACCCCGTCGGGATGATATCAAAATTATAGTGTATAACCAATTTAAAGGTTACGAATTAGTCATACACTATATCAATTTTAAATCACTTTCCATAATTAGACTTAAGAAACTGATCTGCTTCATCTGGAGTCATAATATGTGGATAATAATCTTTAAAGTTTTGAAGGTTATTGAAATTAATCCCACCCTCTACAGTAAGTCCAGAAGCTTTCTTGAAGTTCTTTTCCTTAGCCTTAAATGCTTTAGTGACATTGCCAGACTCAAATCCTATATATGGAATAATAAGTATAGCAGTAGTTCCAGTAACACCAGCATCTTCTCTAGCATCAAACCCAGCTTCGTTAAATCTATTAGTCAAACTGTGGTCTCTTAATCCAGAGAATCTAACTTGTGCTTTATTATCTTCTTCACCAACAATTGTACGTTCGATATTGAAGTTATTAAAGATGAACTCTATATCTGGTCTGAATAATTCTATTTCATTTCTAATAGTCTCTACTGTTTTAGTACCAATACCTTTTGCAGCAGATATATTATTCAAGACCGTATCAGTATTTGCTAGAAGTTCTTCTACGGATACATTCTTTAAGATAATCTTCCAAGTCTCAGATGCTATAGAAGTAAATCCGATAGATCCTAATATTCTATAATCTGAGAATTTGGTGTTTCTCATATCTTCTAATCTTTGTAAGAACTTAATACCATTTCCTTCACCAAGTTTCTCTATTATTGTTTCTTTAGGTAATTGATATAATTCTCTTAACCAATTAACACCTAGAGCTCTAATAGATTCGCTAGAGAAGTCTTTTATATTTAGTTTCTTAAACAGATTAGTTAGCCTACCTATTACTTTCTCATTACAGAAGAAGTTAGGACAGATAGCACTGTTTCCAGAATCTGTAATAACTAAATCAGATCCACAACAAGGGCACTTAGTAGGGAATTCTTCTAATGGATTTGGATTGGTATCATTAGCTCTATCATCTGCTTTAGTGATATAAACTATTACATCATTTATTAGAGTAAGGTTTACTTTATCACCACATCGTAATCCTAGATCTATAAATCTTTTCAAAGAATGTGCTGTTGTCTTATCATGAATAGCGCCAAAAAATTCAACAGGTCTGAAATGAGCCATTGGTACTACCCTCCCATCTTGACCTACTGAATAGGTATAATGGGTAAAGGTAGAAACTCTTCTTAAAGGATTGAATTTGATAGCTGTAGCATATCTAGGAACAGATCCTCTTTTTCCTAATCTTTGACGGATTGATTCATCTGCATATTCTATAACTACACCATCATATTGGAATCCCATATAGTCTCTTAACTCATTAGCATTCTTTACAAATTGGCTAACCATGAATAATACTTGAGTATAGTCTCCCTCTATAACTTCATGACGCATAGAGATATTCTTGGTATAGAATTTGTTTAAGAAATCTAATTCTGTAAGTCTATCTATATTCAAAGAAGATTCTAATGGTATAGGAGTTAGATAGTCTCTATACATTCTAGCATCTAATCCGCCAAGCAATCCTATTACACCATTTCTAGGATTGGCATAAGTCTTACCAAAGTCTTGAGCAATACGTTTTAAGTTATTCTCAGTAACGATGTATTCGAATTTAATACCAAATACTTCTGATTCATCTACAATACCTTTAGCTCTAGAGAATTCCATACCTCCTAAGATAGGTGTTAGATCAGATGCTTCATTATTAGACGTATCTCCCCTAGTACAAGCAAATACTATCTTATGACCAGCAACCTCTTCTTCTACAGATACACCATCATATTTAAGAGATGCTATGAGTTTAATATGATTTGGGTTGATAATGCCTTGTTGAACATGAGCTCCTAAGAAGTCTCTTTCAAAGATTTGTACAGTCTTATCATCTAATACTCCATCTGCAAGAGCATCTGCTTTAAGTGTGTATTTACACTTATCTAGAGTTCCACACATATTATAGTTACTAGAAACGTTTCTAGATTTCTTTTTAACCAATGTATTATCATGGTGAACTACAAAGTCTTCTTCTATTGGAAGAGTATAGTTTCTTGTAAGAGGATGGAAATACATCATCTTATCTTTATTAGGAATAATTCTTACTACTTCTTTAGGACCTTTATCACCTGTATCTAATAAATCGTAATTCTGCTTAGCAACAGGTTCGATATTAAATGTTATAGGAGGAGCTCCTACAGGATATTGCAAGCCTTGAACTTTGCATAATACTATCAAAGCATCATATATAGGATCATCTATTGGAAGTGTAATATTTGCACCATTATTATATAGAGCATTAGATATTTGAATGATGAGCATAATATCATTGTAATCTTGTTGTTCTATTTTTTGTTTATTTATACACTCCATAGATTTATCTATCATAATCTGTCGTGTATTATCTGGAATTATAGGATTACCAGATAGAATCTGATTATAAATATTTACTAAATCTGAATTCATATACATTCCTCCTTTCTTTCAAAATGAAATGTAGTAGAGAACTTAATCTCTACTACATTATTATTGTATATCATTATTTAGTCTTTTAAACCAAGTCTTCTAAGCTTTTCATCATATTCTCTATTACGAACATTTTCTTCATAGATACCAGGAATGATCCTGATGACTTCTTTAGTTTCTCTTGATTCAGGTTTCTGTTTATTAAGAACTTTCTTTCTATAATCTTCAGCAGATTTATATTTAGCTCTTTCATCTTCATCAAGAACATCAACTACAAACTTAGCTTTTCTTGGTAAGATATCAACAACATTCCTCAACATTGGATGACGAACGTGTTTGAATAATTTGATGAATCTAAATCTACCACCAAGCTCTTTTAGATAAGCATGGAGAATTTGAGCAGATTGAGATTCTGCATCTTCATCTAATTCAATATCAAAGTCAAATGGATTTCCTGTAAGAAGTTTCTTATGAGAACGTCTAGCTTTAGGACTTGAAGAATTAAGCATAAACTCTTGATAGAACTTCTCTACACCAAGATGTGCTGTAATTGTTGAAGATTCCATTTCACCAAAGATTCTTACTGGAGTAGAAGCAAATTTAGCATTATGAACTTTACTCATTCTAGATTTAGAGTTTTCATTTCTAATATTAGTAGAAGCCAAAGATACTACAGAGAACTTCTCTTCCGCTAACTGTTTTAATCTAGAGATGTATTTAAACCCAATAACAAGTTTTCTTCTAGTAAGAACCATTCGATATTTACCATTAGAGTCTTTAACTGGTGCGCAAACATTGCAGTGTTTATTGATAAATGGGAATGTATTATAGATTTGGGTAAGAAGGTCAATGCTCATTCCAGTAGAGATTGGTTTAAGGGATAATAGAATCTTACCTTCATGAAGCATTTGTTGGATAAAGAGATTTCTCTTATACTCATTATCTTCGAAATCCATATCATTCTTATCATAACTGAATTGGAATTGCTCAGCTAAAAAATATGCTTGCTCTGGATTCAATAGTTCTATATATCGGTGGATCAATGCAAATGCTTGATCATAATTCATAGCATTCGCATCCATCTGTGTACTAATATATTCTAACAATTGCCATCCAATATAAGTTACAGATGTTTCAAATAGCTGCCCATCATTTAAGCGGTTGATACATGTATTCATAGAATATAATACATCAACTGGCTCCCATTTACCATTTCTTAAATAATGAGGCATCATGGAATCAGGCATTACTTTAGAGATAACCCCTTTACCACCATATCTATCTGTAATCTTATCACCACTGTGAAGAGGTTTATTTTGTTGGATATAAACGATCATTGTGATATTGTTAAAAACTTTTTCACTAATGAACTGTTTACCATGAACTACTGCATCACAGTTGTAAAGCATTTTCTGGAGATCGTAAGAGATATTTACATCTTTTCTCTCTCCAGTAGTTTGATCATAAATCAAAGGATTTACTTCAGCAACAAACTCTTTAGCGAATCTGATTGTCTCATCATAATACTTTTTAATTTGGTTATTATAAAGAGAGTTTTCAAGTTTCTCTGGATTGTTGCAATAAACATCGATGTCGATAACTTTGCCTTCTACAATGTATTCTTTATCATTCATCATAGTAGTTTTCAATCTTTCCCAAGATTGAGTAAACAAAGCTTCTTCATCTTTAAGTTCTCTACGAACAGCACAAAGAATATTATTCTTTACATCTTCATCGATGTCTGGGAATGTTTTATATTCTTTATCCCTACCATAGAGATTTAGAAGGATATCATTATCGTTAATCTTAACTTCTACTTTATCAATTAATGGCGTAATAAAGCGTTTAGATGCAGATTCACTGATAACGATTGGGTCTTCTTTAACGTACTCACAGGCCACATACATTGTAGACAAGTTTACACCTTCCGCACGATTATTATATTCATCATACGAAATTGTTTTCTTCATTACATCACCTTTGTGAATGGTTTTGCCAGGAGTGAGGCTGTCTAAATAATCGTTGTTATAGATGTAACCATAGAATTCAGTAATGTGCTTGTAATCAATACGTTCGATACAAGTTAATTCATTTAGAGCTTTGTTGTATAGAATCAACCAATAGCGTCTATTCGGATCGTTGCTAAATTTACAAATCTTAGCAATAACCTTATAGTTGTGCTCAGCCCTAATAAAATTAGAGCTGAGTTCACCAAATTGGTTTTCATACCCAGTAGATACAATAGGCACTTCTGGTTCTAACAACTGAGCAATCTGCTCCATTTGAATACCTTGCATGATCTTTCTTGAACCAGAGTTTGTATTGTTGAACGGCTGTTTCAAACCTTTACAAAGAGTATACTCGTGGTTCGGCAATCGCTTTTCGATTGCTTCGATGTCTTTTGCAAGACTCAAGGTTGTGTTAGTTGTTTTCATATGAAAATCCCCTAAGTTTCTTTAATTTTAGATTAATACCAAGCGAGTGTTGTAATTATCGTATAAAAGGTTTAGCATTATCTTAATATCTTCTTTAGTAATAGATTCGATATAATCGAATAAGTAAGAATAGTTTACCATGATATGAAGCAACGTATTTTCATTATCAGGATAGATATTAGAGATAATGGATTTGAAACCTCTTAATCCATTTGAAATAGATTGGAAAGTTGTATTGTCTTTAGACCCTGAGACAATTAAAAGCTTCAACTTATCCTCTACTGAATCGTCTTCTGGATAATCTAAGCATTCATCTTCTAATGGAACGCATAAACATGTGGCTGTTTTGTAATTATCCATCTTTTCCAATTCAGAACTGGTTAATTTATTCTTTAAACCGTTCTCACATTTTTCCCTTAATTCGTCGATAGTTATGAACTCGCAGTCAATACTAACATTCTTCATTTTTCTTCCACTCCTATAATTAAAGAAAACAATTATGAGGCTAGAGAGAGCATAGCCTCATAATTATAGTATATATCCGATAAATTGTTTAGACTTCGTAGAGAGCGTCAGAAGATAACAATTCATCAGTATGAGATTCTTCTGCTAATTGAATAGGTTGTGGAATCTGTTTTAATCGATCAAGCACTACCCCTAAGAAAGCCCCTCTAAATTCTGCGTCAGAAACTACCTTTTCTTTGAATGACCCATAAGAGAATTTATAGGATTTATCCATATCAAAGGATAAAGATGCACCGCCACCATAGATGAGCTTATTTGCTTTTAAGTCTTCTAATAAAGACAACCATGGATCAAATCCATTGGCAAAATCATATACTAATCTAGTACCAAGTTTCTTACCAGAAGAACGAGATTTAACCAAAGAGATTTCTACAATAGAACCTTCAACCTTGTAACCTTCATCAGATTTAAGTTTAGTCTTAGCATCTAGACGAATGATATTATTAGCTACATAAGTAGCGGATCTACCTCTTGGTAAACGTTCGCCTTGTTTCAAATAAGGAACAGGGTTAGCTTTAGGGAACATTGTCATTTGTACTTCTTCTAAGATATGATTAATACCAAATAGAATGATATTAGCTTCTTTGAGAAGTGGAATGATTTGTCTAAAAATACGAGTCAAGATTTGAGCTGTAGCAGCACCAGAGGATTTACCAGCTAACTCATCATCATCTGCATATTCTTTAGGCATAAGCATAGGAATAGAGTCTAAGATATAGATAGTAGGTTCCAATTTCATAATAGGATTACCATACACATCATTACGCTTAGTATCATATAAAAATTTCTCAGGATTTCCGACTTTTAAGTCATGAATCATTTTAATACGTTCGTAGAAGTTTTCTGCAGTAACACCAGTATTACGAACAATATACCGTTTATTGTATTCTTCTAAAGAGAATCCAGACAAGGATCTACGACGTGCTGTAGTCATACCACCTTCGATATTATCTTCAAAGATAGTAGTAGTTTTAAATTGTCTAGCAATGTTTGCTGCAACTTGTGTTACAAGAGTAGATTTACCACAACCTGTATTACCGATTAATACGTTATAAGTGCCATCTGTAATGCCTAATACAAAGTATTGTTTCATTTCACCATCAGATGTCTTTTGATCATTAATAAAGCCATTAAGATAATCGAAGTTTAAAAATCCAGTAGGATACCCTGTATCTTCTTTGGCTTCTTGGCTCATACTATAATCCATCTTAGATACTTTGTCTCTAAACATTTGCTCTAAGATGCTGTTTGTTTCAGCCATTTAGTTTCCTCCTTACATTTCTTGCTTTAATTCCTCTATAATTCACATCATTTGCGAATATAATATTGTGTCTCAAACTCTATAAGTTTCTACAAAAACTAAATAGCAAGGGTAATTAAACCCTTGCTATCAGAAATTAAAGTATACTTCTTTTTTAGTAAGATTGTTCAAGACGGATATAATCTTAGGATAATTATTCCTATCGATATCTTTTAGACTAAATCTTAGATCAGTATGATCTAAAGATTCGATACTAATCATATTATAAGCTCTTAGCATCATTTCTTCAATTAAGTGTTCTGGTTGAGATTCTATGATTGCAAGTATGGCTCTATTAATACAATTAGAAATATAGATTACTTCTGGAGTGATCCAGTCATCATCAGATTGATAAACATAGTTGTCCTTTAAGATATTTAAGAACAATTCTGTTAGATCTCTTATATTGGTATAGATTGTAGTAAATAACTTAATAATCTTATCTACAGAGATAGAGTTGGAGGGATCTAATCCTATACATACTATAGCTGAGTTAAGACGTATTATATTCTCATCTTGCCTGAATGAAGACTTCCTAGCTACTGCTATATAAGAAGATGAAACGTGGTTAAATTCACAATTGTGAATAATCTTATGTGTCATATTGTTATTTACAACAGTACTTAAGAAAGTATATAGCTTGGCTACATATTGATTTACTGGAAACATGTTATAGATCATATTATTACAATAAATGCGATCTTCATAACTGAGTGTTTCTTCCATACAGACTTGGATCAAGAAGGTTAAGAATCTACTATTAGATTTAAGGAAGTTCAAATCTTCACATCTATCAACATAAGACAAAAAAGATTTATACTCTTGTTTCACCAGTCTATATGCGAACTCGTCTGGTAACCGATCAAGGTTACCAAGACGTTTCGCTAATATAGTTGGACCAGAATCTACTAGAGTATTACTAATTGCATAGAAGTTATCTTCATCTATCATTCTAGTCCTCCAAATAGATATTATAATTCGTCAGAAACTTCTTTGTTCTTTGCAGTTGTTTCAGGTTCGGCTTTCTTACCCATTTTGCTGAAGAAGTTAGATCTAGAAGCTGCTAGTTTTCTAGTATCAGTTTCTGTGAAGCGTTTAACCTTAGAGTTCATATCTAAAGTATTAGCAGCAGAAGTATCAAAGCTGTGCTTAAAGAATTTATCTTGTTTCATATCGATAGATTCCATTTGCTTTTGATACTTATTGTAAGTATTTTTGATATCATCATAAGGAATTTTCATACCAGATACGATGATATCTACATATTCTTCATCATGATAGTTTTGAATATGCAAGAATAGTTCATATGGTGTACCATATTTCTTTTTAAGAACATCAAAAGTTTGATCAATGAACCCTTGAGTCTTTTCACCACAATTGATGATGATACCGATACGCTTAGCAGAACGTTCATTGTCTAAGCTATGAGTATCCAATACCATATTTTCTAATGCTTTATTGAAGTCTTCTACACTGCGAATCTTATTCAATACACAATGCTCAATAGTCATAAAGCCTGGTGTTGTATCGATCTTATAAAGATCAGTGTCATCAATATTATTTTCAGATGCAATAATATTTTGACCTAATAGAGTAGAGATACGTTTAGAGAATTCTCTATTCGCTAACTCTTCTGCTTTCTTACGATTACCCTCAGCTTCTTCTAAGAAGGATTTATTAGAAATAGCTTGTACAATATAATCTTCAGAAAGATCATGGAACCAATCTACTGTATTTTTAAGACCACGAACGTCATCTTCGAAACCAGTAAATACGAACAACTGAACATTGGCACCAACTACTTCTTTCATATATTTAGCAATAACAGAAGAAGCACCACAGCCAGTACCGCCTTCAGAAGATGATACAATAATAACCATTCGGTCATCTGGATCCATTAATGCATCAAGGTTGACAGTATGATCTGCTAAGGCATCCATAATCATATCTTTAGCAAGATCTCGTTCTTTACCACAGCCTTTAGTATCTCCGAATTCTATAGCGAATTCTTTATACTTCTCAGGAACGTCGGCTAGCGTACTATTCAAAAGTAAACAAGCATTATCCTGAATAATACCATCTTCCAATAGACGAATTACTGCTTTATTACCAGCAGCTCCTACACCAATAAATTTAGCATTTAACATCAGTCGGTTAACCTCCTAACTAAATAGAATTAAAGGTATGCAATGGAATTATTAGCGACACTAGTAATCTTAGCAATCCAGTTAGGATCTGTAGCATAACCGCCGCTCTTCATTGCATTTAATGTAGTGTACCCTCTATCGTAATAGTTAGATTTGATCCACTTAGCACCATTTACGATACCATCTTCCATAGTGCTACCCATAGAATGTGCTTGATTAGGATCAGCATCAATAGCATTGATACCAAAATAATTATGACGGTCATTGGCAAGGATACTATTACCAAAACCAGACTCAATAGCTGCATGAGCAAAAATATAAATAGGATTCAACCCAGACTCTTTAGATGCTTTTACAAAAATATCTCCATGCCCTTGAAATTTAGTCCCGCCTGAAACGTGGGAGGCATAATTATCGATGATTTTATTCATATCATCTACTGTAATAATCTTATTAGCTGCTAGGTCTGTATCTCCATTAAGACCAGATGCTTTTAAATTTGAAATAGATACTTCTCTAAGATATTGCATTTTATCTAGCTTATCTTGCTGTTTCTTACTAGATTCTTTCTGTTCTGTTCTCATTGTATTTAGAGTATTTAGAATAGCATCATTCGTTTCTGTATTCTTATCAACATTCATAGATACTTCTCCAATTTGTGATTCTAAGTATCTTATTTTTGCTACGCAATATACGTTTGCAATAATAGAAATTACAAAGCATAGTAAGAACCCTAATACTATTGCTGTTGCTTTTTTATCTTTTCTCTTCCTTGTCTTTATCTTAGTTTTCTGTGGTCTCATTTCCGTATACTCCATTGTAAACTCAACCATCCTTTCTTAGTCAAAAGAATCACTCATAGCAATAGATGCTATGAGTGAGTATTATAGTCATTGCTTAAAAATAATAATATTTTATTGTTTGTCTTTTTGTTGTTCTTTAACTTTTTCAGTATCTTCTTTAGATAATTCAGTTGCCCCACAACCGAAATCACCTTGTTCTGTTAAAGAATAAACTTTTTCTTCGTTTTCTTTACACATTTTGATTCCTCCTTTTAAATCTAACCTAGAATGAGATTGATTATTTAATGTATCCTATTTAGTTATAATCTAATCTCATTATTATAGTATATATTTATACTGAAAATTAGCCTTCTCTCTTAAGACCAGATTGTTCTGTATTACGTTTCTTAAGAGTTCTAGGTAAGTAGTCTTCAGTATTAACCAAGTTAGAATTGATATGAGCACCTAATAAGTAGGAAGAGATAAGATTTCTTGCAAGAGAGTCATCATTCTCTACAGGAACATCTTTCTGGCTAACCATACCAGTTGTATTGATTTGATTATAGAACTTAGACTTAGCATTCATAGCATCGGCACGATATGTTGCAAGCTCTTTCATTGTATCTGGTAGATCTAAAGTTACCATAGATTCAAATTCTCTATCTGTAGAGTTACCATTCTTATCAGTATCAATAAGCAAGCCAGTTCTATAATCACGTTTAGAGATATTAACTGAATAACCAGTTTTCTTTTGAACCATTTGTTTCAATCTCTTTAGTGTCATATATAGAACTAATACGTTTTGAGATTTAACTGGTACTCCATCTTTATTTCTGTATAAGAAAGGCATACTAACTTTTTCTTCAACTGGTACGTTGATATAATGTAAAGCATCCATGATTTGATCAATAGTTGGATCGTTTTCGAATACTTTAGATTGGAATTTTAAAGGAAAGTCTTGATCGAAGAAATCATAGAATTGTTTATCATTCATCTTAGCAAACTTAGCCTTATAATATTCCGTATTAGCACCAGTCTTATCGATCATATCAAATACTTTGTAGATTCTTTCTTCTACTTTCTTTCTAGCTTCTTTGATATTTGCCATAGACTATTTCTTCTTTCTTCTTCTCATAAGAACTTCAAGACGTTGATTAATCATATCTGTACTACCATATTTGCCGACTACAGCATCTGTATCTTTTTCACCAGCATGATATTTAGTAAGGTTTCTATTATAGTATTTAAGCATCTTATCAGCAACTGTGTCATCTTCAGTAGGAGTATCGAATTTGTCTAGTTGTTGTTTACAGATCTCTAATTGTTCTTCTAGTTCTTTACGAATCTTAGGATCTATATCTTTAGTATTTTTCAACTCATGCTCAATTTGTTCAATTTGATAGATAACACGTTTACGATTAGATGGGTGAGGATCATAGATATTTGCTCTCATAGAAAGATCATCCATAATCTTACCAATACCAACTAAGATATTTACAATAGGAACTTGTTTAAGAGTTTTAGTAATCTTATATTCTTGAGGTCCTAATTTAGTAAATGCAGATGCTAGTTCAGAAGAATATCCATACATAGCAGCAAACTGATCAGCAAACTTTTCATCTACTTTACCATGTTTAGTGTTTCTATCTAAGATAGCTTTAGAGAACGTATGACCAATTTCATGAAGTACGAAAGACATAAGTTCTGGAATGGTAATATAAGTAGTGAAGATTGCACCAAGGTTTAAACACACTAAAAGATTTACAGGGAATTTCTTTTTATCAAATTTCGCACCACGAGAAGTTATGGAAACGTAGTTTTTAAGATTATCCAACTCATGTTCTTTGTCATTTGTGTCATAAGCTTTATCACTCATTCTATCTAAAACGAATGGAATAGTATATGCATTAATTGTTGGGTCTGGATTGATAGTAAGAATAACGCCATTGAATCCAAACGCATCAGCAATTTGTTTTTCAATGTTTTTCAGAATAGGATCTTTCACCATCATCTTAAAAGTCTTATAATCTTTTAATGGTTGATCTTTACTATATTTCTTTTTAAGTCTCATAAGAAGATCTTCAATACAAAGAACTTCATTAGTTTTACCAAAGTAAACTTCATTTAATGGAATCATTCTATACCTCTATTTATTAGCGTTAATAATAGTAAATGCAAAATATTTAAGGAATGCTTTTTGATAAGATAGCTTAGTTGCTACTCTATGCTTTCTCTTTCTATATTGTAAAGAGTTGTCATTAAGCATCTGTTCTATAATATCTTTAATTCTTATAAGAGTCTCATCTTTAGTATTAGGTTTTACTTGAGTAGAGAACTTAAAGAATGCTACAGAAGCAACGTCTTTATTTGTAACTTGTACCATATAAGATGCAATCATAAGAGTGATAAGCTCTTTAACTAGAGTAACATTATTACCGTTATTTAGAATACTTTCAAAGATACTTCTAACTTCTTCAGTCTTTACATTAGCATCGGCACACATACTACAAGTTTTATAATCTACTTGGGAAGTATTGATTCTTTCCATAGTCTTTTCCACATATTGTTGTAGTCTGAAAGAATCATTAGTAGCTAAATTAAAAGCACTATCTCCAGAACCTTCTTCTGGAATTTGGTCTTTTTCATAAGCAATATATTCTCTCTTCTTATATGCTTCATAGTAAAGAGTTGCAATATTCTTCATAAAAGATTTAATTCGATTGTATAATTGTTCTATCACATATACAACTTCCTCATCATCAAAGTCTTTAAGCATTCTTTCATAAGATGTAACCCAAGTATCATTAATGGATTTTACTGCACCAATAACACTACCCTTTGATTTAAGATCAAATTTTTGAGATAGCTTATTGTTTACAACGTATTCCATAACGTGTCTATATTTAGATGGGGCTACTACTTTAAAGAACTCATAATGAATCAATGGATAAAATTTAGCAGAGAAAGCTAAATAAATAATAGCCAATTCAAGATTCTTCTTATCTTTCTTTAAAGAGAAGTATCTAATGATGCAAAGAGCTACAATAGTCAAATCATCTTTTGCAGAGTTTGGTTTAAAATGAAGAATACCAGCATAATAAGTTCCTTGCATTTTCTCTTTGATCCAACTCATTTCAATCTTTAGAGCTTGATATAGTTCTTCTTTATCATTATCTCTATATAAAATTCTATCACAAGGCATAGTATCGAAAAGCATTTCATTACGTCTTTGAATGAAATTCGACATACATCTTTTCCATGCCATCATATTTTTATTCATACTATTCTCTATAATAGGATATACGTCCTTGAGAATAGCTTCTGTATTAAAGTTTTGTTTTTTAGGCATTGTTTCAGCATACCTCCTATCCAATTATATGAATGTCTCCTATACTCAAATTATGCATTTAAAGAAAAAAAATAAAGAGGTATAGGGGTACCTCTTTATTTTATAAGGAGAAATAAAATGAAGTTGTTCCTGCTGATGGGAAGTCAGCAGGAATTTCATTGGGAAGATGCAGTGAATAGTATGAGTCTGATTGCAATTAATTTGATGCTCATAGGATTTCAAATAATGTTATTTGGACACCGAATACGCGCTGCGAGATTTGTTGTAAGTGTCAGTTAGAGGACAGCGCGTATTAAGAGGTATTGTTATATGTATTTTATACTTAAAGTGAGAATCTATTTTGAATCATTTTGTATTAATTAGAAAGGCTTCTCTATTGTCTAACTTCAAACCTACAAAAGCAATAGAGAATTTGTGGGTGATTAATTCAAAATAGTAACTATGTATCTTTAGTTAACTTAGTTTTAGTTTATAGGATTTATTATGCCGAGAATCGACCCAGTAAAGCTATTTTCTTAGGGAGTCAGTTTTATTTTGGTCGATATCCTCATCTTTAAACAAAGTATATTCCTATGAGTGGAGTTCTTGAAAACCATACTATCACTACATCACTATTATAGTATATAACCAAAAAAATATTTAGGATATGGAAATTAATCCATATCCTAAATTCAATTAAGCATGAGGGTAAGTTAATACAACTCTAGTTGGAGATTTAAACAATCTATCTCCAGTTCCAATAGTACTTCCTTCTTTAATAGAAGATACTGGAATTTCTTCATTCTTTCTACCTTGATAAGATACTAATACCGCATCTTCTGTACAAGGCCAAATGTTCAAGATAGAATCATCTTTCTTAAGTTTGATAACCTTGATACCAGCTTTACCTCTATTAGAGCGTTTGATAATATCCAAAGACAATTTATTTACATAACCATCCTTAGTTACTACAATAAGACTAGTAGCTTGAGGTAATACAAAGTTCATACCATCAATAAGACTAGAAGCTGTAGATGCTCTATTACCTTTAGTAGAACGTTTTAAATATGGAACTTCTTTGGAATTGATACGAAGAACTTTAGAGCCAGAATAAATTAATAAATCCATCTTATCTGGACCAAATAAAATATCTTTGATATAGTCTCCCTCATCTAGTTTGCTATAGATAATACCAGATGGTGGAGCTGTTAAGATATCAGCTATATCAATCTTCTTAATAAAGCCTTTTCTACTTACAGTGAATAAATAGTTGTGCATTTTAGAATCAACCAATTTCTTTAAAGTAGATTCTCTAGCAGCACAAGAGATATTAGAAGTGGCATATTTGTTTAATACACGAATATCTACACCATTAGAGCCTTTGGCAGCGATTGGGATTTTATGCACTGGCATTTTAAATACCTTACCCATAGAAGAGAATACGATTACATCTTCATCATTCTCTACTTTAATAACAAAGTTTACTTCGTCTTTATTAAGAGCTCCGACTTCTTCATTCTCACCAATTTTCTTAATGTAGTTATTCTTAGTGAATACTAGTTTGAATGTACCAGGAGCAATTCCAGATGCTTCGGATTTAGAGATAATACGACACATGCGTTTAGTATTATATTTCTCCTTAATCTCTAACATTTCTTGAATGATAAGTTCATCAATCTTATTCTTATGAAGGAGAATATCCATAATTTGTTTTACTTTAGCTTCAAGCTCTTTTAATTCTCTTTCATATCTTAGTCTATGACCTTCAGTAAGCTTGTTCAAACCAGTTTCTAATAGATACTTAGCTTGAAGATTTGTAATCTTTAACTTATCAGCCATGAATTCAATTAATGCTTGGTTATCGGTAGTCTTTTGTTTACGGATAGTAGCAATGATAGCATCTAATTCTTTCTTCTTAGAAAGAACGTGTAATAAGAACATTCTTTCATGAATAGAAGTCTTATATTTTTGAAGTAAAGAGTTTAGACGTCTTGTTACAGTCATACGTCTAAAATCAATGAATCCTAACAAATAGTCTCTGTAATTCATAGAACAAAGTTTATTGTCTTTAATTACAATAAGACGTACTTGACGAGTTTGTCTAATAGCAGTATTAGCATATAGATACTCTTTAACAAAGTTAGGATCTGTACCTTTTTTAAGAGTAATTACTTCATCAAAGTTTGTAATACGTTCACCTTTAACCATGACTGTTTTTGTTCTGGAGATATGGTCATGAATATAAGGCATCTTATTAGTCTCTACTAATTTTACAATAGACTCTTTTACAGAATCAAAGTAAGTAAAATCTGGTAATGATTTGATAAATAATGCAGGATATCCTTGATATTCTCCTGTCTCAATGATACCTTGAGCAATATAAGTCCCATTACCAGTTTCGTTAATCTTTTCCCATTCAGTATCTAATAACTCACAAGACATACATTCATCTGGGATTAAACAGAATTTATGTTTAGGATCTTTCATCAAAGCTATTGTAGTATCAATTACCTCTCCTAGATTATGAGATGGAATAGAAGATTTGATACCAACAGCAATACCAACCTGTCCTAAGATTAATAATGCTGGAACTCTTGCTGGAAGATACAAAGGTTCTTCTGCTCTTTTATCATAGTTCTCTGCCCAGTCAGTAGAATTTTTATCTTCATAGATATCCCTAGCAAATACATCTACTGCAAATTTACTAATTTTACATTCTGTATAACGTGGAGCTGCTGGATTCGGATTTGCTTTAGAACCCCAAGAACCAGAGCCTTCCATTGTTGGATATTTGGTTGCAAAGTCATTGATCATATTTCTGATCGCCATTTGAACTGATGCATCGCCATGTGGATTATATTTACGAATAACCTGACCCATGATATTCGAAGTCTTAATAAATCCTTGGCCTTTAAAGTCATTTGCTGCACACCATAATATTCTACGAATAACTGGTTTTAAACCGTCTACCATTTCTGGGATAGCACGATTTCTTGCTACATAAATAGCATAGTCTTGTAAATCTTGCCGAGATTGTTCTGCAATGTTTACATCAATAACTTTTCCTGCCATTGTTGTACTTCTCCTTACAAATTACAAAAAATTATTATTTTGGCTACAAAACCTGTTTTAATGTTCTAGATTAAAGCATATGCGCCTTAATCTATAGTACTTAATTTATCAAATTCATTCTAACTACATAATGGTTCTATACCTCATAAGGAATTATCTGATAAACGCCGTAAACTATATAAAGGGGGTGTAGAGTATGGATTTTAAATTGGTTGGTTGGTGTTGGGTACAATATATATCAGGGGGTTGATATAATTGATATAGTATATTAACGCTGCATAGTAGGAGTATTCAAACTATGAAATCGATACCATACTCTACACTGTTATAGTATATAATTATATTCATTATTAGAAAAGATAGCCCTAGAGTCATAATAGACTCTAGGGTGTAGTTTTTACCAAATCATTGTTTTAGTATCATGTGATAATTCTGGACCTATTTGGTTATGAGAAGGATTTACACGTTGTTCCATGTAACCTCTCAATTGAGTCAAGTGTTCATTCAGATAATTATTGTCTATATAGATAATGAAGTAACACATTGCAGATTTTAGAGGTTGTTTGAATTTGATTTCAAAATTTATCCAATCAATCTCTGTCTTAACAAATTCAAATGAGTTATAAATCTTAATATCTAAGAATACCTCAGGAGAGATAGCTATAGATTTGGTATAGTCTATAATATCTCTAAGATCTCCTATTAAACCATCAAACTTAATCTTCATAAGTTTACCATCTTTAATATCTTGAATTTCTTTTTCATCAGTAAACTCATATTCGGATTTGATATTCCATTGCCATCCTTTTTCGTTATGAGGTGGTATTCTAGATGCATTCATCAAAGAAGTTAAAGCAGAAGCTTTATCAAGAGTAGTGCATTGAATATTATCTCTAACTTTTAAGGAATAGTAAGCATAGAATTTAGGAGTTGGGAATCTTACATTAGTATCAAAAGATACACCATAATCAGACTTAGCCATACCAATATCATTACCTGCATCAACAGATATCTCATTTGTCTTAATGTGGACAATTGTCTGTGGTACTTTGAGGAAGTATTCCATATTATGAGTAGCAGCATTAAATTTGTATAATACTGGTAATCTAGAATGGGAGTTAACGTAGTGTAAGAATCTAGTTACATTTAATATATCCCCATCTCTAATACATAAACCCAAAGCATCTTCTGCTAATTGATTCATAAGTTCTTTAGGAAGCGGATAATCTATATCATTATAGTGCTTTTGTGTACCACCAGCTCTAAAAGCCATCTGACACATCTTAGCAATATCTAATTGAATACCTCTACCATTAAACTTCATTCTATAGTTGAAGTTCATCATAAGCATTTCCATAGTCATAGAAATGAATAGAGATTTATCTCTATCTACAAACCAAGCATCTTTATAAGTGCAACGATTGCTATATAATAGCATACCCATATTATGAAGATCGATATTCTCTCTATTAAAGTTCATATCTAATTCAGGAGTGATTACAACTGCTGGTTTGTTTACTACGATAAGATCTTTTGTTCTTCTACGTCTAAATGGATTAAGCATATGCTCACTATCTAACCATTGAGTCTTGAAGAACTTGTCTCCAAATTTATCAAAGAACCAAGCTCTCATATATTCTACACAACATGAATAAGCTTGATTTACAGATGGTATAATAAGATTCGTTTTTAAATTATGCTCATAGCTTTTACTAAGCTCATATCTAACTAGATCTTTTTTACCAGCAAGCTCTTGTATTTCTTCATTAGATAATATTCTAATTTCATTTTGTTCCATAAAGTCACCTCGCTATTATAGAGATGTGGTTGAAATAAGCAAAAAAAATAAAAAAGGATATGGGGCCACACAGGGCCCCATTAATTTATAACACAATCTATATTCACTATTATAATATATAATCGAATATTAAGATATTTACAAAAAAAAGAAGCAGCTTTAAACTGCTTCTTCTTTATTTAAACCACCTTGTAACAACGATTTTGTTGCTACTACACTTAAAGCTTTTAATTTATTAATACGCTTATTAAACGTATTTAATGCTAAACTTGCTTCCTTTCTTAACTGCTCTTGAGTCTTAAATGGCGCAAAACTGTTATAAATTCTATAATAAAACATATATCTTATGTTTTCAGTTAATATTTGTGTTTCATTTAATAAATCACAATGGCTTTGAGCATCAGAAGCATATTCGAATTCATTACCAGTTTCAGAAACTTTGCCAGTTTCTAAATCAATTCTATATACCATATAATTATTTTTTTCCATTTTGTTTTCCTCCTTATTAAATACTAAAATGGATATTTATAGACTCCCTAAGTCTATATTCACTATTATAGTATATAATCAAAATATAGGAATTTTGCAAAAAAGAAAAGAGCAGTATATAAACCACTCTTTTCTCTAAAGACACTATTTCTTTGTATCAAAGAACTTCTTTATTTTAAAATCTAAACTGCTTACTAATGTGAAGTATGGAGTATTCTCAAGATCATATTTATTAAGCTCTTTATAAATATCAGAATTTAGAATACACTCCAAATACTCATCAGAATTCATTATATTTCTAGCAGTTTTTAATTGAACTGCTCTATTAAAGAAAGTACCATTCTTTAAGCTGTTACGAATCTTATCTGTAAATTCAATAGGATAGAAGACTTCTAATAACTCATCTTCTCCATCTAGTAAGAATTCATAGTTTGAATTCATTAACTCTATAGATTCTTTTAAAGCGTTGATATAATCATCGCCTTCTACAACTCTTACTATATCTGGATAGAAGTATGGCATGTCTTCTATTTTGTTTAACTCTTTGGTCTTATCTCTTGGAATATGCAATCGAAGGATGATATAAACAGTATTCCTATCCTTTTCATCTTTAATCATAGATACGATGCCATTAATATTCATACTAATATTACTCCTTTAGAATACTGGACCTTGATCATCAATTTCGATTTCAAGATCTTTATTATACTTTTCTCTTAAGTCTTCTCTAGTTTTGTCCCTATCGAAACATTCTATTTTCTTTCTTTCACAAACAGTCATAGTATCATTAATATTCATTCTTAGGTTAGATAGCAAAGATCTAATGTCTTTGAAAGATTCTAGGGAATGCTCATATTCAATCTCTGTATCTTTATATTCTAATAGACGTTCTTTTACTCTTTCAATACTTTCTAAAGTATTTTCAATAGTAGATAAAAACTCATAATCTAAATCATCTTCCATTCCAATATATTTAAGATCTTCAGAAGTCCAATTAGTTCTATAGAAGATATGATTGCTATTGCGAACAATATTATCTTTATTAACTTCTCCACTTTCAATACATGATTTAAGTAATTCTAAATATTTTTTAGAATTGAAGAAGTCTTCCATAACTCTTTCTTGTTCAACTCTAGAGAAAAGTTTTCCATTTATCATTTCCTCATAAGTATATTCTGTAAATTTTAGAGGATAATGTAATATATTACATTCTTCATCGTTATCGATATATAGCTCATTCATCTTGATACAACATCTCACAACACCATCATATGTATGAAGAGAATTATAGCTATAATCAACAATCTCTGGAGTAAACTGATTTATTTTATTCATAATATTAGTAAAGCAACCAAAGCTTCCATATTTAGAATCGTAATCAAAACGTAATCTCATAATGATATAACCAATTTCAGAGATATCTCCAAGGTTATATAATTCTTCAACAGTCATCATATTCATTTCCCCCTTAGATTAGCTTTCTTTCAAACCAATACCCATAACCAATTCTAACATTTTTCCTTCAGTTATAACAAGACTATCTTGCAAATTCATAAGAATTTCTAATTCATCTTTACAAGCTTCTTCACCTTGATATTTATCAATCGTATTTTGAAGTTCGGCTGATAATTTAAATAATTCTATTCTAGAATTATCTACTTCATAACCAAAGTTCTCTAGAATCTTTCTATCATTATAAGCTTTGCCTATTTCTTCAATTCTAGAAGCAATACGTTCTTCTGGATTATTTGTTAGAAATACATAGATAGAATCTTTTAGTTTACTTTTATCTAATGCTTCATAAGTTTTGGTAGAAATCAAAGTATTAATATATTCATCGGAATTGAATACTTTTACTGCATTATTATAATGCATTTCTCTATTAAAGAAAGTACCATTTTCGATACTAACAGAAACTTCATTATCTACTACTTTGATAGGATAACAAATTTGTTTCATATAAGTATTTTTTAATCTATCTTCTGCCTCTTCCATCATATAAACAGAAGTTAATAATGCATTTTTATAATTACTTTCGATACTATTAACAATTTTAGGAGGATATACCACATAATCCTTAGAAGTTAATTCTGCACCATTTCTATAAAATCCAATCCCAACGATATAATATAGATCTGAATTTGCATTAACAGCTTTAGATTCTACCATATCTCTAAATTTCTTAGCAGTTTCTTCTGTAATTTCTTTAAACTTTTTAAAGAATTCTTTATCTATCTTTCTTGCATCATTATTAATTCCATCTGCAATTTTTTTCATAATAGCAGAAGTATGCTCATAGATATCATCGTTTTTAATACTAGTCATACTTTCTAGTAGTTTTTCTTCAGTAAGCTTATCAATTTCCATTTTCTCATTCTCCTGTTTCTTGATTTATATAATATCCTTGATCATCAATTTTACCTTTTATAATTTCACATACCAATCTTAGTGAATTATAATCTACGGCTATCTTATCTAATAACTCTTCAATAGCTTTACTATCTTCTTCTTTTAAAGTATCTAGTAAATGTATAACCACATGTTGTTGGGTTTTAAGAATTGCCTTATTGATTAGATCTAGATTATCTAGTAAGATAGATATGTCTTCAATATTCATTTTCATTCCTATTATCTATAAAATCCTTCATCGTCTAACTTAGATACCAATATTGTAAGCTCTTCAAATAATTTAGCTTGAGCTTCATTATATGTTTTCAAAGCTTTCAAAATAGCTTTTGAATCTTTAGGTTTTAGACAAGCTTCTATTTCACTAGTGCTCTCATTTAATTCAGAGATTCCGTATGAAGAAATATAATCAATAGAATCATTCAATATATCCAAAACTAATGGATCAAGTCTATAGATTCCTAAACTAGTAAAATGATGTGGCTGAACAATATTGGAATACTTGACATGGACATTGTTTTTCAACTTCTCAGGTTTTACATTCTTTAATACTTTAGATTTACCAAGAGCAATGATATACTCCTCAGTATCAAAGAAATCTTCCATTAAAGATTCTTGATAATTTCTATCCATGAACTTTTTCTTATCTTTACCATAATAGAAAGCTCCTTCTACTAAGTATAGCATCGTATCATATTTTCTACCCTTAATAGAATTATTTTTATTGATTAATTCTACTAGATAATCAATATATTCGTTATCATCTAATGAGAACTTCTCAACAATCTTTGGTTTATAATACTGACTATCCTTTTTTATACCACAATTACCATAATCGTACTCCTCACCTCTAGCAAACGTTAATTGCATTAATAGGTATTGCTTTGTTCTTTTCATTTCAAATCTCCTTATATAAAAAATAAATATAATAGTGATAGCTTTGTTCTAATGATATACATGCTATCAGTATTATAGTATATAATTATAATCAATTTTTATAAAAAATAAAGAGAGAGGATTAACTCCTCTCTCTCTCTCTCTATTTAATTTTGGTTACATTCTTTCAACAACTCTTGATGGCATTTCTTTTAATATATACTCTCTCATCTCTTTATTAGCTTTGGTCATATATTCTACCTTTTTAGCAGCTTTACTATGTCTCCATTGTCTATAACAGCATAGCATATTCATAAGCTTTCTATCAGACCATCTTTCACAAAGAGGTTCTTCATTTCCTTTAGGAACAGAATATAAAAATGCCATTAGTTTTTTATTCTTATTTAACTTATCACAATACAACATTGCATCATATAATGAATGAAGAATCTTAATATCGTAATAGTAGTGAATATCTTCATCCAATACTATAATATGATAATCATAATCGTATTTTTCCTTTTTATTACCAAATAGCTTTTTCTTTAATTTGGAGAAGAGTGTTTCTCTACAATCTTCTGGTATAATACCCAGTTCTATTAACTCCAATACTTCTAATTCAGTTAATAACCTATCTGGATTTATACTGAACAATTTATCTCTCTTTTGACATGGATACATTTAATATCTCCTTACCAGATCATATTTGTATTATCAAAATATTCCCAGATATCATATAGGACTTTTGTAGTCAATTCATGATATTCAGGATTCTTATCTTCTAACTCTTCTAGGGATATAAACTTATCCATATACTTGATATTGAAATCCTTTTCTCCTACAGGAATATTGAATAAGAATTCTTTATCTGATAGGATATCATATATCTCTACAGTCAATCCAAATTCAGTATCTCTTGTTTTATGAATATCATAATCATACTCCAGATTATTAATAATAGAATTCCCATCTTGGAGTTCTTCAAATATTACAGGTATTAGTTTCAAATAATTTTCCATTTCTTTTCTCCTTTTGGAATAAAAATATTATTACTATAGGGTCGATTTCCCAATTGCCCTAGGGTAGGCAAAATTGCTTATACCCCCGTACCCCACTATAAATACTCGAAGCACAAATCCTACTGTAAGGATACGGTTTCAAGTAGACTGTTAAGTCTTAACCATTAGAATCAAAATCTAACGATTTTGAATGCTAAAGGTAGAGTACTAAGTAAATACTCGTTTTTATTTATAATATATTATTATTTTTCATATTAGATTGCCATTTTTGAAGACAACAAAAATCCTAATTTAACCATATAAGGTTAAATTAAGAGAATTGAAAAATTGTCGATTTTTACATTTTCAAAAATTTTCATATTTTCTATATTTTAAACCATCCTAATATCTTTCACGTTATAGAAATATGAGCATACCCGCCACAGGTATGCTCATAATGTAGGAGATTTAAATTATGAAAAACGTACATCTTTTACATTCATCGAATGCTCTTTAGAGATGTATTTGTTAAACATGTTCTGTGGAATACATAAAAAAAAATAAGCCACCACATGGAGTAAGAGAAAAAGTGGTGGCTTATCGTCATTATATGTACGATTCAATATTAAGATTAAGCCCATATATAGGACTAGGACTTATCATAAACAAAGTTTGACTATATTAAACAAAGTGTTGTGATGTTTGAATATTGTTTGAATATTATTTATAACACCAAGGAGTATAATATGAATACGTCAATTCTTGGAAGAATTGTATATCAACATATTTATTATTCATTTTATAGAATTTATATTTGCTAAAGTTAGCGACTATATGAGAGTGTATTAAGTGGACTTAGATACTCAGTAGCCGTTCTTCACGGTCTCTCTGTGTTGGGTATAGATTTATTTTTCGATTTAAAACTTTAAAAGGTTCTCGATTTATACCTTTATAGTTTTAAAATGCCACTCCATATTTATACGCCTGTGGCCACGGCTAAAGATTTAAAAATTTAGTGTGGAGCTTTAAAAGTTTGAGCTTTTGCAGTTTAGTGTTCATGGTGGAGATATTCTCACTATCTCCTAGCTACATGGCATCAGTTGCTCCGAAACTGACAAGTGTCGCTTCATCTTATCTTTTTAATATATATCTTAACAGGATATATATTGGAGGATCATTATTTCCAATATTATTAATGTGATGAAGACCCACGGTTCTAATATTTTTGGAGAGCCAAGAACCAATGGTCTTCGGTCAACGTGCTCTCCTAAATCCTTTATACTTTTAACGCCTCTCTAGCAAATTGGTAATCTATATTATTAAATAGTAGTATTAATATTCAAATTCGACCACTGTAGATGCATTAGCTACAGATAATGTTGTATCAATAGTACTGATATAATCTGCAAGTTGATTAGCATAATCTGTCAAAGCATTTGTACCGACCAAACCAATAGGGTCTGATACGATTACTTCGTTTGCTTTGCGAGCTTTTTCACGAGCTTTATCTACATCATCTGCAGAATAAGCACGTTTAGAATCTGCTGGGAATTTGCGATCTAATTCTTGCTCAACAGCAATCATAGACTGTTCATCGAACTTTTGTTTCTTTTGAATATCAAGATTGTATTTGTAAATGATAGTATTTGCAAGTTTTAACAAGTCTACATAATACTTCTTACGAAGAATTGCATTCGCAATTGTAACCTTTTCAGTACTTGCAACTTTTTTAGATAAGATTTGTTTAATATCCAGAAGTTCTGGAACTTCTACATATGTTTCGCTATTCGCTTTAATACGAGCATCATTAACAGCTATTAATCTAGCTTGTAAAGCGCATAGTTTATCAAAATCAGATTTGATCAAAGTTTCTTTTTGCTCAACTGTTTGAGCTCCAATAAATTTATTGAAGTCAAAATAGTAGTTGATGATACTAAAGCTATTATCACCAATAAGAGCTTCCATTTTCTTTACGATTTTTTTGTTTTCTGCGATTAGTGCAGCGATTGTCATGCTTTCTTTTGTCATGAGTTTAATCTCCTTTAAATTTAAATAGTTATAAATTGATTAGTATTATATTGTAAACGCCAAGCTAATTATTTAATACCAGCTTTTTGACGATCTACTTTAAAAGTAGTAAAATGGATATGTCCATCATCGTCGAAACCTAAATAAGTGGAGTCAGCATATACGAAGTCACCACGACGAAGGTTTTTCATAGCAGAGTCAGCGTCTTTGTTACCTGCTTCAAGAGCAACCACATATTTTGCCATACGAGATTGCTTGTCATCTAATAAATTATATTCCATAAATGGAGCAACACTAACAAGGGCTTTGTCATCAATAATACGCACTTCTGATACATACCCACTGATTCTAACTCCTTTATTTTTCTCCAAATAATTCATTAACTTCTGATTCTTACTGGCAGGTTGAACACCATCAACCATTTCAGAAATAATTTCATATGCTGTAATATCCACATAGGACTTAGGTTCGGATGGACCACCGAAGATTTTACCAAGTGCTGCTACGACCATTACAAAAACAAATAGATATTTACCGAATTTAATAAGTTTTTCCATGATTTTAATCTCCTTGTAAAATTTTAAATGTTTAAATAAAGTTTAAAGATAATCAACTTCTCCAATTAATTTGTCGAACTAATAATGATATTAGCTCAGAATACCAATCACTTTCATTAGCGATTGATTTTAGATTTGTAAGATAATTTTCATTATCAGAATTTACCTTAAGAAAATCTGTTATAACTTGTTCTATTACTAGAACTCTATTAGTTGTAACCTCTCTTAGGATATTAATATCTTCTCTATCTATATTTAGAATAGAACTTAATAGGTTTTTGTCCTTTACATATTCAAAATAAGTTCTTTCTTCATTATTCACTAGAGAAGATAGTTGAGATTTATCAATCCCATAAAACTTCAGTATCAAAGATAATTTACTCTCATCTTCTTCCTGAATATAAAGAGATCTATTTATATTTTCTTCACCTTCCTTTATGAT